ATGAGCCTGACAGACCGACAACTTAATCTTATATCAAAGCAAGACACTTATGACGGTAAAGCTGAAATTAGTGATGGTGAAGGGCTCGTTGTCCGCATAACACCTCAGGCTAAAATCTATTTTCATTACCGTTGCCGCTTTAATAAAAAAAGCCTAAGAATTCGTATAGGTAAGTATCCCGTAACTAGCCTTAAAGAGGCAAGGCGAAAACATAAATTAATGATGGAATTGAGGGAATCTGGTCGAAATCCCAACATTGCCATTACTGGTGAGCTTGAATTCATCACCTTAGATGATTGTGTCGCGTACTGGCTTAAACATTATGTCCCTCAATTAAAAGCGGGTACTCAGGCTCTTTATCGTTCGTTTGCTAAAAATTACCTTATTGGTGCGTTCCCTGAACGTAATGTTGAAACGATCCCAGCCAGAGAGTGGATGCAATGGCTAGATACGATTAGCCTTGATAAACCCAAAACCGCTAATTCACTATTCACCAAGCTAAGAGCCTGCTTAAATTTCTGTAAGAGTAAGTTCATTATTGAAAAAACGGACTTAGACCGTATTAAAAGACAACACGTAGGTAAAGCGCCAGAAGTCGGTACTCGAGTACCAACGTTTTCAGAACTTAGCATGATTTGGTTGGCCATCGAACGCAGCCGCGCCAGCTCATCCAATAAAGCGTTACATCAGTTAACTATGTTGTGGGGCAGTCGTTTATCTGAGTTGCGCCTTGCGCGTCGTAGTCACTTTGATATGGAAGCGGGTATATGGACGGTACCGAAAGAACTCAGTAAAACCAATACGCCAATAAGACGACCAATTCCAACCAAAGCAAGAGTGATATTAGAACGAGTAATGGCAACTTATGATGATGTGCTTTTCCCTGGTGGCGATCTTGATAAGCCGATAACCATTTCAGCTGCTAATCGTTATATACGTCGAATTAGAGATGGTTTACCTATTGAAGATTGGCGTACTCATGATTTTAGACGCTCATTGTCCACTGGTGCATCAGAATTAGGTGTAATGCCACATGTGGTTGAAAAGATGCTTGGCCATGAACTTGGTGGGGTATTAGCGGTTTATAACAAGCATGATTGGTTAAAAGACCAGTTAGAAGGGTATGAGCTTTATGCGGAGAAGCTTGATAGTTATTTGAAGTAGGTTATTTTGTTTTCATTTGTATAGTGTAACGATACGTATTTTAATAGAAATTACGGAATATGCGATGTAAATATCAGTAATATAAATATGTAATCAGTAGAATAGAATATGTTTACCCTGTTGGGCTATTTATGGAGGAAGTATTTATGTCCGACTTTATAAAATCCCCAAAATTTACTCCTGTTTTTGTCAAAGCAGGTATCAATCGATAGGGGATTAAAACAGGAACTAGTAGCGAAGAGCCTTACATGATGAATCTGTGATGAGAATTTTTGGTGAGCTCTTTACCTTTTAGACAAAAAGGAACTATGAAAAGAACAGGTAGATTGATAGATACTAGGAAATATCAAAAGCCTCAGTGGGATGTAAAAAAACTGTTCTTGTTCCATTTAATTATTAGTTGCGTGATTAGTTTTAGCCTTGTTCGTAAATTTATTTGTTTATACATAATTTATATAATTCCTCTATTTATATAGAGTGAGGATTTTATGGCAATTTGTGCTTATTGTAAAAATGATGAGAAGCTTACTCGAGAACATGTGATCCCAAGTTTTATGTATAAGTTCCAGAAAAGCCAGATAGGTACATATATAGGCTGGAATGAGAAAGCTGGTAAAATGTTACCTTCTGAAATTATAATCAAAGATGTATGTGGTGAATGTAATAATGTGAAATTAGGTGAGCTTGATAGTTATGCTCAGGAATTTTTTATGAGTAACGGTATTATGGTTGATAACTTTGTAAAACCAAATATTGTTCTATCATATAATTTTCATCACTTATTACGATGGTTATTAAAAATTTCTTATAACTCGTCTAGATCATCTGGCTCACACCCTGAACTTTTCGATAAATATATATCTTACATTCTTGATAATGACTTATCACAGTGTAATCAAGATTGTTTTTTAATGGTTGGTTTGGTTAAGCCAAGAATTATTGATAAATCTAAAATTCAAGAGTTTCGTGAGAATAATCGTGCAGTGAGTAGTAATGGCGAGATTAATCCATTCCATGTAAGAATATCAGTAGTAGTACATGATGATAATAGTTTTGTTATGAGATTGGTTGTTATAGGTGCTCTAATGTTTTTTATACCTTTGTTTAAGCAAGAAATGAATATCGGTTTTAAAAAGTCAAAAATAAAATTATTTCAGAAAATAAATAAAAATGTAGTTTTAATTGATGATAAAAAAAACATGCAAACGTTAAAGCTGATGGATATAGATTTTATTGATGCTTATGCAGCCCAAGTTACAAGAATACGAAATAAGTAAGATATTTAAGAGTGTTTACTAATAGATATTTACTTTAATAAAAATTGATACCCATATGTTTTTTATTCCATAATATTAAAAATAAAATATCTAACGCATTCTTCAACCTTAAGTTTCGATAAAAATAAAGTAATCTCTCACCAAGATCGCTTTGCATCTAAAATCGCTTACCAAACCGACCTATATTATCTTTCTATTCCTAAAGAGAAGAACGTAAAGGCATAAGCGTAATTGGTTCAGGGAAACCTCGTGTTGGTCGTCATATTATAAATGTTGCTCGATTTGTTATTTGAAACCAATAGTCCAAATTAGGCTTATGTCTTGGAACGATAAATGAAAAAAGTAGTACTAGTTCTTCTTGTAAGTTTTGGATTAATTTTGCATGTGATAATGATGTGAATTCTTCTTTTCCCCATGATAGATTATCTAATGACTATCTCATATTTAATATAATGAGTATTAAGGATAGAAAATTATCAAGCAACTGTCTTTATAATAAGTTATTACGCTCGCAAATAAGGAATAATTGATGATTAGTTATTGTACAGAAAAAACGACTGAGTTTTCATTAATTCCAGCGTTTTCTTCATTGTTAAATGAGCTTGGTGAGAATACACCGATTCAGTATTGGAAGACAAGGGAAGGCAATAACACTTCGTGTGCATTGCATAATTCAGAACTTGTATATTTAGTAGCATTTTTTGCTCGACGTCCAAAAGTTAAAGTTAATAATGAAGGTTTCTTTCAAGGTAAGATCAACCCTTATATATTTGAATTTAACAATATAGCTAAGAAATTTCGGATTCCAGTTTTCTGCGGTATGCCTTTAGCTCATAATCTGTTTTCTATGTATCATTCTGAAAAAATTTGGTTTCATGTTCCACCTAATGCTCCAGAATATAATGAAGTAATATTTAATCTGACCAGTTGCAGTGATGTTGAAATAAATGACCCATATAGTGTTGTAGAGCAAGTTAGGGATGAAAATGTCGCTCAAGTAATTAGACAGCAGTGCAGCCCAATGAGTTGGAATCAAGCTATTGATATTATGTTTGAGCTAAATCGTAAGCCCGGCAATGGTCCGTGGTTTACGCGCAGTTGGCAGTATAAGCCTATTTATTTTATCATTAAGCACAAGCTTTAATAACTAGGTTAAAACTGACAGGAAGTAAATACAGTTTAGACATTTAAGATGTGCTGCTGAGAGGCAAGTTTACATTGCTTTGAAACTTAACCGAATGTTATGTGACTTTTATTATTTTTGTGAGTTGTAAATGTTAATAATTGTGGCTTATTTAGGTGTTATTCGGTTAAGATAGATAAAGAATCAAACAGAACACTACTTTTCATACATTCTAAATAGATTCTATCTAATCAATTAGTTAGTATACGCCTAGTTAATTGGGGATTGTTATGTTGAGTATTAGAATAAGTATTCTGTTTGTAATTGCGGCTATTTTAGGGACGATCCTTTTTTGGTTAGCTGCATATTCTTGGTTAGATATGCCAATTTCAACTTTTGTTGAAAAGGCTAAAGCTGTATTACTTGATAAACCAAAGAATGTAATTTCAACACAAGACGCTTTAAATTTAGGTCGATTGATTGAGAAGGGCATTGTGATTGAAGGTAATGATGTTTTAAGTAGAGTTTCTGATTTTTACACAACAATTATTACACTATTAATTACAATCATTACTATTTTAGGTATTACGATACCATTATATATAAAAACAAATGCTGAAACTGTAGCGAAGCAACAAGCAAAGCAAGAGGTAAAATCATATTTTTCTGAGAATATTAGCTACCATTCGCATCTTGAAACAGCATTAAAACGTTCTGAGCCAGAGATAAGAAGAATGCTTAGCAGTGATATTCAAGAGCTGTCTTCATCTTATGATGAGCAGATTAGCGATATTCTGGCTGTGATTGAAAATTATAGTAAATTAGCAGAGTTATCAAAAAATCTTGATGTTGAAGAAATACTGGGCTTATCCGCAAAAATTAAAACAATTGAAAAGTATATTCAGCAAATGGATCCTGTAGAAAGAGAAGCTTCACAAGGTCGAGTTGGAGAGTTATAGCATGGCTATTAGACCAAGAAAAAGACAAGTAAACTCAAATGTTATAAATTATAATTCAGCTTTTAATATTAACTCTCCTGATCAATTGCTTCATGTCGTTCAAAATAAAGTTAATTTTGGGGAAGATATTCTTTGTGCTATAGCTAGAATTTTTAATCTAAGGGTTGAGTATATTCCTCTAGAATTAGAAGAATCTGGAACTTTATCTTATGATATAAACGTTGATCAGTGGCTAATTACTATTAATAGTTTACATCATCCTAAAAGACAAAGATTTACTTTTGCTCATGAGCTAGCTCATTTCTTTTTACATAGAGATAAGCAGTATGACTTTTCAGATACTGTATTTTTTAGAGCTGATAATGTGAAAAGTAATATTGAATTTGAAGCAAATAATTTTGCTGGTGCATTATTAATGCCTAAAGATGAGTTTATTGATTATGTAAGAAATTGTTCAAATAAAATTGAAGATATTTCTGAAAAATTTAATACATCAGCAATGGCAGTTAAAGTTCGTGCTGATGTGATTAGAGGAAATAAATATGAATATTAAATATTATCCTGTATTAAAAACAAGTATATCTGAATTGCGTGCCCTAAAAAAAATAAAAAGTGATGATTTTAATCATGTAATACCGATATTTGAGCTTACAAAATCTAGGAAAAGTAAAAATAATCAAGGGTGTGATGTTTATAAGAAGGTAGATGAACTTATTGACATTATGAATAGTAAACCATTTATACTCGATCTTACTGGTGAAGAATCATTAACGAATGAACAGATTGAAAGTTTTTTTGATGATAGTAATTCATTTTATAATTGGACAGAATTTGTAAGAAGAATTGTTGAAGAAAAAAGTGCTAATGTTATACCTACAATTCTTGCTTATGAAGATTCTGAAAAGAGTACTTTACAGCAGCAAGCTGAACGATTAAATAAATATTGTAACACTTTATGCATTCGTTTAAGTGTTGATTTAGTTTGTGATGAAATAACTCAAATATTAATTGAATTAGCATCAGAACTTGATGATGTAATTGTTGTTATTGATCTTGGATTAATTCGCCAAGATGAATATAAATTAAAACTTAACGATGCTAAAGATTTACTTGAAGATATTTTAGCTAATGATGATTCACTTGTTATTATATGTGTTGCATCTTCTTTTCCTAGTTCAGTTGTACAAGAGGTTCCAAAAAAGGAAAAAATGTCTAGTGAGATTCACATGTATTCAAGAGATGTTTATGAGGAATTAAAAAAGATAGATTCTGAATTAATTTATGGTGATTATGCCTGTATTCATCCTTTTAGAGGAGAATCTCGACCAATGGTATGGATTCCGCGTGTCGATTTTCCATATAAAAATAAATTAGCATTTGAACGTTGTAGTCGTGATGATGGTGGCTATCAAGAATGTGCTAGAAAGATGAGGCTATCTAAGGAATATGAAAATAATTATATTGATTGTTGGGGTGTTAATGAAATAAATTCATCAGCTGTTGGAATAGTTAATGGTAAAAGTCCTTCTTATTGGATATCTGTTCGTTCGAATATCCATATGTCGAGAATGATTAAATTATTAATTGATGATAATTCAAATTTACAAGAGAGTGTTTCGAATTTCTAGTATGCTTAAATCATGAATTGTTGTTTCATTTATACGTTCATGTATAAAAAGCTTAAATGTTGGTGTGATTTTGTTTTTTAAGCTAAGCACTGTTAACTTGTTAATCTCCTGCAAGCTTATTTTATTTTCTATATCAGATATTAAATCTATTCGTGATGTGCTTTTTACTTTCTTTTTGTAAAGAGTTTTAATTTCAGGAGTAGATAAAAAATCTAATAAAATTCGTTTATCAAGTTTTTTTCTTATTTTTGGCTTGCGTTTACAAACGATTTCATCATTCTTGAGTATAAATATACCTATATTCTTATGAAGAGTATTAATTACTTTAATATGCTTTGTACTTATAAAAATAGATACTTTATTAAATGATTTTAAATAATCTTCTATTTGACTATTTAATTTATAGATATTATCAATATCACTTTTAATTTCAATTGCATGAGTTAACTCATCATCAATAGTGAGGATGTCAGCGCGCCTTTTCTGAAAGTTAAAAGGAAATTCAGAAACGAAAATTGCTTTTTTATGATTGTGTAGAATGAAATCGATCATTTTTGTTTTATAATAGATTTCATCTTTATTTAATGATTGATTTTTCATATTTCTTTGATTTTAAAAATTGAACTACGGATTATACAGTAGTTAGATAGACAATACTCAAGCATTTAACTATTAAGCCATTAGATGGGTAATAAGTAGTCGTCGGGCTGTTTTAACTTTATACTATCATATTGTCATTCGAAGTTAGAATAAAAATTTGTTATAGGATTACCCTCCAAACCGACTTGTATTATCTTTCCATTCCTCAACGGCAGAACGTAACCAACGTAAGGGCATAAGCGTAATTGGTTCAGGGAAGCCGCGAGTTTGTCGCCACTTATATATTGTTGCTCGACTTGTTATTTGAAACATCTCTAATACTTCAATGTGACTAATTAAAAGATGCGTTGATTGCTCATTAAGTTCAGCATAAGTTTTTGCTGGTGGCGGTGAATCAGGTAGTTGCTTTTGTTGTTTACTTTTATAGTGTGACGGTGTCACGTTTAAGCTGTTTTCTGTGGTATATGAGATGTTTACAGTAGGGTAGCTGTTGTAATCGAACATGTTTGATTCCTTATTGGCATGTTGAACTAACAAAATTAGAAAAACGAACCCGATTCATGGTGTGCAGTTGTGGGAATATGGATAGAACTACCCCAAAAAAGCCTAGTAGTAATGTATGTTACGGACATAAGGTGGGAAGGGACTGTACTGGTTTTTGGATATTAATAGCTTATTGTGTTTAGCTATTTCTCTTCATTAAAGATAAAACGTGATGAATTTCACGTTTTATCTAGAATAAATTGTAAATGTTTATTAAATAATTATGCATTTGAAGTAATCTAAATAAGCTTTTCGAACCGTGGGTTTAAGTTTGCCTTCGCAGTACGGTTAAATGGATTTACAAGGATGTGGAAAGCCACTTAATGAAGGGTTTATATTTGGATATTGGTATTAGTGATATTGTGGATGGCATTGTCATAACCTGACCAATTATCAACACCAGCATTTTCGAGTGCTGTTAAAATGGCATCCCGTTTTCGAAGATAATTCGCTTCTTTAGCTGTCATTTGAACCATAGGTACTGCTTTGATTTCTGAAGCTTCTATGTGTTGAGCAAGCGATGTTAGTTCTAGTGCTATTTTACCTTTTTCTAGCGCATGGGTGATTACATCACTTTGCTTACTGTCTTCGTTAATCGGCGACATTTCCTTTTGAGCTTCAACCTTCGCTTGTGCTTTAGCATCAGCCTCTATCTGTATTTTCTGGCGCACTTGCTCTAGCCGAATATCTTCTGCAGCTTTGTGGTCAGTAATTCGAGTTTTGACTAGTGCATTAAAGTCATCGGCATCTTTAAAGCAGATTGTTGCCCAATCATTAAATAAGAACTGATACTCAGCATGTGTTGATAAAGTGGCGTAGTTTTCCTTTGCTTTGTTAGCTAAAAGGTCGGCTTCCACTAGAGCTTGTGCGATTGCAGTATCTGCAGCTTCTTTCAGTGATTGAACTGTCTTTTTACCTTTCATTGCATTAAGCACTGATACTGTAGGTGCTAGCATTGGCGCTTTAATTTCTAACGATAATGTATTGAGATGTTGCTGAATTTTAGCGTTGGCATTGCTAAGGATACTTTTACGAATTTCATCCTTGCGATTCTTCACTTGTTTATCTGCAGTTAATCGCGCTTGGCGAATCTGTTCACTGATAAACTTTAACTCTTTAGTAAACGCATCAATGCTTTGCACTTCACCAAGCACTTGCTCTGATATTGCCTTGAGCTTATCTTCTGCCGCTTTGAATACTTTGACGAGCTGCTCAGCATCAGCAAACTCTTGATCCGTTTCAATAGGGAGTTTTGATTTTTCAATCAGCGCCATGGTAGCTTGTTTGAATACATCAAAATTACTGTTAAGCGTTAAACCATCCATTTTATAGGTTAAAGCGGGTAGATCACGGATAGACTCAGCTTCTAGAATAATGACTTCTTCTTTTTGTTCATAATTAACTAAGTCTTTTTGAAATTGCAGCCAACCAGCAATAAGTTGTTCGCGGCGCTCTGGAAATGAAACATACTCACAAGAAGCAAAGAGTTTTTCTGTACCGTCACTACAAACAAAGATAGCTTTCTCTGCGCCAGATACTAGAAGTTGTTGTTCTAATTGCCAGTAATAGTGCGGTTCTAAGTGACCATCAAGCACATGAGCAAACAAGTTTTGGTTATAGAGTTTGTGCTCAAAGACAATGTCTTCAAGTAGGGTGATACCGTCAAAACTTGCAAGCATCCAATTATATTCATCACTGATTGCCGTTGCTGGAAATAACTCTTCACCAATGCGTTTTTCTACTAGCGGACGAGCTGCATCTTCTGCAGCATGGCCACGGGCAAATATCTTTTCTTGAAAGCTATTCACTTCTGGCCGTTCACCCGTTGCCTTTTGTTTAAGTAGGGCGTCCCGACTTTGATATTTTGATACACCCAGCATCATTGGCGCTTCACTGGCAGTAAATTTAGTGGCTCGTAAATCTAACCATGCTTGAGAACCTTGAGTGACGTTGATAATTTGCATTAGGCTTCCTCCGCTTCACAATTGATGAGTGCTTGTTTCTGTGTCTCAGTTAATGCGCCTTTACTTTCAATCATGGCGATCAACTGTTCAGCTGTTTTCTTACCGGACTGAATAACGGATGACCACTTGGCGTAATTGGTTTCGAACTGATTTACGGGATAGTGTTTTATGGCTGGTTGTTGTGGGGTGACATCTTTTTCTGATGGTACAAACTCTTTGCCTTCCATTTCTTCTGCTGTAGGTGCTTGTCCGATATCAGGCCATGCTTTGCGTAGTGCTTGCGCTTCAGCACATTTGGCCAGCTGTGCGTAAGGGCGCTTTTTCCACATAGCATTGGGTGCTTGGGCGTTACGTCCAGAGGTTGCATAGTTTTCTAGCCAATATTCTTTAGCGCTGAAAGAGACAATTCGATCACCAATTAGCTTATGGACGGTATATTTGCACCATTCAGGGAATGTATATTGGTTACCATCTAAATCGGTTGTTAATACTGGACCAAACTCGGGCTCATCTGCACCAGCATAAGTACCACTTCGGTCAGCTTGGATACGATATAAACCAATACCAGGCATAACAACATCACGCCATGTTGAATTACCCGAAGAAGCATCTTTAACGCTCATTGGTACAAGGTGAACGGGTTTAAGTAAAATATCTAAATGACGTGATAAGCAGTAATCCACTGCCATTAATATTGATTCGTCACGCGCACCCGGGAATACGCTATTTTGTAGGGCTCCCCATGTTGATTGATCTATACCGCGTTGCACGACAGCAGGGTATTGTTGCTCAAAAGAAATAGTTGGTTGAGTGGTCATTGGTCGTTACCTTTAGGTTATACATTCTCAAAGTGCTCTGGTTAAGTAAGAGCACTTTACGAATGGGTTATAAACCTGCCAGTGCAATTTCAAGTTCTTCTTTTTGCTCCTTATATTCAGCACGAAAGGTTTTTAAGATAGTCGTTTCATTTTCATTAAAGAATTCTTCAAAGACATCTTTTGCGAACTCTTTAAAGCCCATTAAAGTAAGTAAAGTATTGCTTGAGCTACAGTCGGCTGTGATAAGAAATTTAACCATGGCATTGGCTAATTTCCCATCGTGAACTTCAAAGTAAAAGGTGGTGAAATCTGAGACGGATAGGCCGCAAAACTCACGGTTATTGAGGATTCGATGTTTACCAATGGCTAGAAACTTCTCTAGTGCATCAGCTTCTTGTGTAGATACTTGATTAAAAATGTTTTTCATAAGATACTCTCCATGTCCTTTGTTTTTGTTAGTTGCTATGTTTATTAGCTGTCTGCGAAGCAATGGTCGTTACCTTTGGTGACATACTTGGTCGTTGTTGCCTCGGCACTAATTTCTTGGTCGTTATTAGTGCCCAAACTAACCCTGTCAGAAATGGCAGGGTTTTTTTGTATCTCAAAGAAAACTGATTCAATTCTCTTTGAGATACTGCCCCTTAGAGCAGTATCCCGGTCGTTACCTTTAGCTTTTTTGGTCTTTACCCGAATGCACTCTTGTTTAAAAGCACATCGGTAAAAACAGTTGATACACCACCTTTTTAGTGTACTAGCCTCGATTATTACCACTCAAAATCTCTAGTGAGAGTGGCCCAGCGCCATCGAGACAAGGCGCGAAACTTAAATGACAATTACCATAATATTAAAGAGCAAAGGTAAGTAGTCGTGTAAGGGACTGTGTTTACCTGATGTCTAAAATGTAACCTTAGGAACATTTGCTGTCAACAATATTTCGAACTAAAAGTGACAATTAATGTTTTGGCGAACTAAAAGTGACGATGATGGGTGTTTTTTCTGGGGATTGTTTGATCTATTTATGGAATAGCTCAGAAATTTAAGAAGAATATTTGGTGCAAAAAAAAAGCGCATTAAATGCGCTTAATATATTGACGTATAAGGATATTTATTTTTTTCATTATGCGAGGTAAGTATCTTGATTGTGTTTAAACTTGCTTCATGTGGGCAATTACAGTACCGATTATTTTACAATTACCATTAATCTTTAGAAATTTCAGCTCTGGTGGATAATCGGGATTGAGCGCTTTAAGATATTTATGTCCATCTATAATTTGTAGTTGTTTAAATGTAGCTCTATTTGAATCTTCTAGGATGGCCACAATATATTTGTTATTTTCAACATCTAATTTTTCTGGATCTACAAATATAAGATCCCCTTCCTCAAATCTTGGTAGCATTGAATCCCCTTGAATACGTAAAGCAAAAGTACCAGGAGCGCTCTTTACTGGGCATGGGAATAACTCTGTATCTTCAAAAGAAATTTGTGGTGCTATATCAGTCCAGTTACCAGCTTGAACCCAATTAACTAGAGGTACAAATTGATAAATAGGAGGCCCCGCAACAACGTTTGATTCATTTGCTAATGTATTTTCGCTGCCTGAACCGTTTAAAAGCCATTGAGGGGTGCACTTTAATACTTTAGCTAGTGAAAGTAATGTGTCAGCACGTGTGCTTTGCGTAAGGTCTTGTTCTATTTTACTTATTGTTACACGCGTAATTCCAATCTTTGCTGCTAACTGTTCTTGCGTCAGTTTTAGTTCTTCTCGCTTTCTAAGTAGGCGTTCGCCAAAAGTCTCTTTTTTGTTCATTGCTTACTCTCAAAGTTAATCCTCGTTCTATTTTACTGCATTCACTTGAAACTTTTGGTACGTTACTATATTGTCGAAACAATAAGGTCTTTAGTTATTAATGTTTCGAGGCGCTATGAATAACCTGATCCAAACCTTAATAGTTAAATATGGAAATGTTACTAAAACAGCAAAAGCTTTTAGTGTCAGCCATACCGCGGTTGTGAAGTGGAAGAAGAATGGCCCTCCCTTACACATCGCTTTGTTATGCCATTTAAGTGAAGAGATCCCTTATACCTTTAATCCTAGTGATTATGGGGTTGATAACAAGGGGCTGAAGTTAAATTTAGAAACGACCAAGAAGGTAACGACCAATGATTCAACTAAATGAATTTGAAACAAAGATGCTAACCACCATCGCAGCACGTCGTAAGATCGGCAAAGTAGGTTTACCACAAGCCTTGATTCGTGATGAACAAGTGAAGGTACGATTCACTGAATCTGACCGAGCAGTGATTGATTCTTTTTCTAAAGCAGCTGATACCAACGAAGCCCAATTTTTATATACGTTAGCTATCTCAAGCGTTCGCGACATGATGATCAATGATGCCGATTTAGCGCGCGAGATAAGAAGTGAATTAACGATTGCTGGTATTGCCATTCCTGAATGGATGACTGAATTATGAATAACTTAGATGACCTCGAAAAAATTATCACCATAGTGTCTCGTGTCGCGGCTAAACGCCGTGGTATGAGTATATCAGTCGCTAAGAATTTATTGTTGCTAGGGACTGAACCTACAAGTGCTAATGCCACTTTGTTTAATCGTCAGCAGACACCGCAAAAGTTGGAGGAAGTGTAATGTCTATTATCCGGTCAGAGCGTCGTAATCGATACACGACAATTAGCAATACTGTGTTTACTAATAATCAATTGTCATTTCAGGCAATGGGTATGTTGTCTTACATTTTATCTAAGCCGGATAATTGGAGTGTGTCACCAGCACAGCTAATCACAGTCACTAAAAATACTGCAAAGAAGACCGCCCGAGATGGTGTTTATGCCATCTTAAAAGAGCTTAAAGATACTGGTTTTGTAGGTATTGAAAAGCTATCTACCGGTGATACAAATTACATCGTTTATGACACACCAATAGCGAAAAAGCCTAATCCGTATGACACGGATATGGTTGACCCTAATACGGCTAAGCCTGATCCGTATAAGCCAGATCCGTCTGAGCCGACACTAATAAAGACTGATATTAAACAAGAACTGAAGAGTAACAATAAAGATCTATTGTCGAGCAAGCACGACGATACTAATCCACTCGATAATATTTCTGATTCTGCAAAGCAAGTCATCCAACACTTGAACGCAGTCACAGGAAGTAAATTCCAGTGCTGTAAATCCAATATCAACCACATCAACGGTCGTCTAAACGATGGGTATACCGTTGAAGATTTATGCCTAGTCATCACTCAAAAACAAATCGAATGGGGCAGTGATGGAAAAATGGCGCAGTACATACGGCCAAGTACGCTGTTCAAAGCAAGTAAGTTTTCAGGATATCTGCAAGCAGCCAAGATCACCAAATTGAATCCTGATAATCGACCTGTAACGCTGGCTGATTTTGATGATCTGACATGGGGGAAAGATCTAGGACTGTAATTATCACTCATTCGAAAACAGAGGTAACGACCATGAAAAATATAACTGAATTTGTGAATCATGATCATATTACACAACGACCAGTGCATGTGAATCAAGTGAACCAGATTGATGATTTTGCTATGCAGAATATTAACTCGATTTTTAAAGAATTGTGTTCAGTACTACCTGCTTGGCGTAATCATTTGAGAACCGCTGAAGAGTTCAAAGCAACACGTGCCAGCTTTGCTAAGGGAATGATAGAAAACGGTATTGTCAGTATGGAGCAGGTACTGCGTGGCTTATCACAAGCTCGCCGACAAGAATCTGATTTCTTTCCAAGCGTGGGTAAATTCTGTAGTTGGTGCAAAGGGGAACCTGAGTGGCAAGATGCATTTTACCGCATGTTAAATCGTATGCCAGCGCAAAGCTTAGCTGAAAAAAGAGCACGTCAGGCAACATCTTGGGCTATCCGCAACAAGTTATCAGCCCCTGAAGCTGAGAAGAAATTCAGGCTAGCCTTTGAAAAATATCAGGGACTTGAAGAACAAGGTTTATTAACTGAGCTCGTGCAGTTACCGCCGATTAGTTGCGTGACTGAATTTGATAAACAACGTAACTCGACAACAGTGCGACCAGAGCAATTTAAAGCTAGTTCAGTGTTTGCGCGTATTGCACAAAAAGGAGTAACTCATGAGTAAATTTACTGAGTCAGAACGCGCAGCAATGGCAGAAGAACTTGCGGTTAATGGTTTTAATTCACTGCTACGTTTAATTGTTCTTCACGATAAAAACATCTCTGATGTGACAAGTGCAAAATACAAAGTTGGTATTTATTGCTGTGCCAGTGGTAGCGCTATTAAATCGTGGTCAAAACATGGTTTACATGGGGTGTATATCGAGCGTGCGTTAGAGTTTGCGGCGTGTTATCACCTCCCAATTAATGCTCATCAGTTAGAGCCTACAAAAGCAATTATCGAACAGTGGCTTGAGTATGATTATAACCTGGTTAAATCTGGTCGGGCGAAGGCAAGCACGTTCAATGGATGGGATATTGCGGCTCGTGGAATATTAGATAAAGAGTTAGTTAAGAAGGCTAATGCTAAAAGACTAACGTGTGTAGGGGAGGTGTAGTGATGGATATTTCAGTTAGTAATTTAATGATGATGTCATCTCGTGAGATAGCGGAGTTACTGCAGTCTCGTCACGATAGTGTAAAACGGTCAATGGAAAGATTAAATGGTAAAGGTTTAATCCAACTTACACCAATGGAGGAAGTTAACCATCTTGGGCAAACTATTGAGGCTTATCATATAAATAAGCGCGATAGCTATGTCGTTGTCGCTCAGTTATCACCTGAATTTACGGCTGTGTTAGTTGACCGCTGGCAAGAACTCGAAAATACACAACCTATACAGCTTCCTCAAACATTTGCTGATGCATTACAACTTGCTGCTGACCAAGCGAGACAAATTGAAACTCAAACTAAACAACTCATACTTGATGCCCCCAAAGTGGACTTTGCCGAGCGTATTGCAAAAGTTGATCGTGGTATGACGCTGGGTAAGTTCGCCAAAGCCGTGAACTTAGGCCCTCGTAAAATCTTCGCTGTTCTTCGTGATATGAAAATATTAATCAGTGGCTGCCAAGGTTATAACTTGCCAATGCAGCAGTACATTGAGAATGGCTGCTTTGTCGTGCGCCAAAGTACCTATGGGCTTGAAAATGACCGTATTGCTAATACCACATTGATTACGGGCAAAGGTGAACTGTGGCTTACCAAGAAACTCATTAACGCTGGTGTACTTAAGGCGGTAGCCGTATGACTAGTCGAGAGATTCGTATTATTGGTGCTGATACGTTTGATCAACGTGTCGCTGCAATTGCTGCTATCGAGAAACACGGTGAACGTTCTGGTCATGTTATCCATAACGTGAAATCTGGCGGTATATGGCATTCAATAGAAGTGCATGTCTTCAAATGTGTTATCGCCGAAATTGTCACTAAGCGTGCGTTTAAGCTGCAAGGTGCGCAAACAGGCAGTTTCATTAAGGGATAGCGTTTATGGCGAAGATAGCGCTAGTTAAAACGCAAGGCGGGGCATTAGTCCCGCTTACCGATGATGATAAGAATTTCATAGATAAAAAACGCGTAGGGACGGTGCTTGAGTGTGATTTTAAAACGTTACGCAATCCGATGTTTCACCGTAAATATTTTGCGTTATTAAACTTAGGTTTTGATTATTGGAATCCAACAGGAGGAACAGTATCACCAGCAGAACGTGGGCTATTGATGCGCTTTGTTCGAATGTTAGCGCAATACGGTGGGGAAGAACGAATACTGCAAGAGATGGCGAGCGGTTATTTAGATCATCTATCAGTACATAGGGCGCAGCTTGAAACAGAGAAGTCGTTTGAAGCGTATCGGAAATGGGTGATTGTTGAAGCTGGATGGTATGACCAAGTTGTGTTGCCCAATGGTTCTATTCTCAGAGAAGCTAAGAGTATTCGGTTTGCCAAAATGGATGATGTTGAGTTCAGCGAGTTATATCAAGCATCGTTCGGGGTCTTATGGAATAGCATTTTAAATAGTTACTTTGGCGATGAGCAAGAAGTGGAATTGGCTGTTAATAGGTTGCTGGGGTATTTGTAATGTTAATAAAATGGGGTTTATCTGTTTTATTTTTTGGTTTGAAATTATTGATTTAATATTAATTTTTGCATGTTGTCACATTTCTTTATTTCTATGATATCTATAATTTTCATCAAAGAATAGCATATGCAACAGATGGTAGTTGGCACTTATCTATTCCGTTAGTTCAGAAATAGAGGAAAGCAAGATGTTTATCTATTTGGGCTGATAATAAATTATTATACTAACCAATTGAAATTATAATGAATTATACAGAAAAATTAAAAATAACCAGATGTAATCCCTCATCAGTAGGAGGACGATCTTTTAATGAAGAAATGGAGAGTGATCGTGGTCGAGCAATTAATTCTGCTGCAGTAAGACGATTACAACAGAAGACTCAAGTCTTTCCTCTTGAATCTAATGCTGCTGTTCGTAGTAGGTTAACACACTCATTAGAAGTACAACAAGTAGGGCGTTATATTAGTAAAATTGTACTAGAATTACTTAAAAAGCAAGGTGTTATAACAGATAACTATTCAGAAGGTTTTGTAAGCGCAGTTGAAATTGCTTGTTTGTTGCATGATATAGGTAATCCTCCATTTGGACATTTTGGGGAAGAAGCAATAAATTTATGGACTGAATCTTTTTTATCAAACATTATTCGAAGTCAATTTGAAAATGAAGATAATTGTGAAAAATTAATTAAAGATTTATGCAATTTTGAGGGTAATGCTCAAGGTATAAGACTACTTCATCAAATTCAGAAATTGAATCTTACATATACTCAATTAGCTTGCCTAATAAAATATACTAGACCTGCATATGAAGATAAGCCACTGATGTCGGATATCGGGGAATTTAACTATAGGAAGAAGAAGCCTGGTTACTACTTTACTGAAGAAGAGTTATATCGAAAAATTCAAAATAATTTAGCTATGGATGAAGGGTGTCGTTTTCCGTTAACATATATAATGGAAGCTGCAGATGACATATCATATTGTATAGCAGATGTTGATGATGCTGTTGATAAGGGGATTTTGTCTATTGAGAAAGTACATTCTGAGATAGATAGAATTTGGAAATCTTTCCGAGGCAAAGATGGTGTAGATGATGTTGTGGTTGATGATGGATACTTATTATCAATTGCCGAATATGCTATGCAAAAAGCCAATAAAGAAAAGTTTAATCGGAATCATATATATATATTAACTCTTCGAACAACGTTAGTTAATGACTTGGCCCATTATGCAGCCAAAAGATATGTTGACAATCATGACTTAGTTTTTGATGGGAAGTTAGATGAATCTCTTTTAGATGGTTGTGATAAATATAATCTTGCAACAGAAACGTTGAGATACCTTTCAATTAATAACGTGTTTAATCATGCTGAAGTTGAAAATTTAGAATTAAAAGGTTATTCCGTAATATCTGGTTTGTTAAAAATATACTCTAAGTTAATTATCCTTTCATTCGAAGATTTTAAAGAATTAGTTATTTCAAATAGATTAAAAATGAAGCCCATTGAAACTCGTTTATTTCATAAATTATCTAGTAAACATAAGGCTACATACTTGTCTGCTGTATCATTTATATTTGAACAGAAAGAAGTTTCAAAATCAGAAAAGTTGTTGGAAATTTATCATCGTTCGAGATTACTTATTGATTATATTAGCGGGATGACTGATGGATTTGCTCTAGATGAGTATCATAATTTAAGTGCATCGATTTAAAAATATTATTAATTAGTATGTTGACTCTATTTATCTCTTGTGAAAATTGCATAAAATACAAGGTTATTTACTGTTACTTTTTAATTCAAGGGATGTTTTATTTGTATAAATAGAAAATTTAGGATTGAAATGAGATTAAATAATAGAGATTTTCTTGAGTTACTTATTGAAAAAGGAGTTACTCATCTTCATCATGCAAATACAGTAGCGACCTCAATTACATTTATTGAAAATAATGGTTTATTGTCTAGAGGAGATGTTGCAGATAATGGATTATTTCAAACTGAACAGGCATCTGATGAAGATGATATCAGATTTGATGTTTGGGGTGATGTATTTGTTGATACTGTAGATCTTCATGGCCTATTTCCAAGACAAAACCTATATGGTCCAGTTTTGTTTAAATTTAATCTTGAATTTTTATTAAATGACGACTTACACATTTGGGTTACTAAGAATAATCCAATGTTCTGGACGGATAATTTAACGGAAGAAGATAAGTATTTTCAAAGTGTAGATGAGCTAAAAAAACGATGGTATCAGTTTGATACTCAAAGAAAAATGGTAACAATTAGGAAGTCAAAAAAGCCAATATTATTTCAATATTTAGAAGAAATTATCATTGATAACCCTAAGGTGATAATAAATGGTAATATTAGGCTCAAATTAGAGTCTATGAATGCATTATATTTTGCCACAGAGAAACATCCTAATTTGAGACGTTTAATCCGAGAGCGAGAATGTAAATATTGTTTTTGTACTAAAAACTATCTGGATGATATACCTGCAGCTGAGTTGGCTAGACTTTTTTTACCTAAAAATCATTTATATTTTGACTGAATTTATTAATAGATAATAATGTGTTCGTTTAGATAATGTTATTTATTAAATTGTTAACATTAAGTTATTTTTAATAATTAAAAGTTATGATGGTTGGACAAAAAATTAGTTTTTTTAGTATTTAAATTAAAGAAGTAAAATTATAATGATAAAAATCACAGATATAGTAAGTATATTAGGGTTGATAGTTACTTTTCTTACTATTATAATTACATTTAGACAATTTAAAAAACACAGATATGAAAAAGCAAAAGATTTATATGATATATACTCAAAAATAAAACCTCTTTCAAAAAATGTTAGTGATAATTATTCAGAAATATTAATTATATTAAGTTCTTTTGTCTCTCGACCTTTGTCCATAGCTGAAGTCGAATGGTTTATAAAAGAGCCTAGGGCATTTTTACAATTGGAGCTCTTTGGTGTGATACCGGAAAAGTATATCATGATAGATTTAAATAATAAAAGATTTGAATTGACACCTATAATAAGTACAGTTAGGAATCAAATTTTAGATAGTTTAAAGGTAATTGTAGGGTTTGGAGGGCTTTATTTTTTCTCGTTGTTTTTTATAGCGATAATTTTTAATTTTTTAATTCCAAATTTAAATGAAATGATAAAGTTTTTGTTTTTTGCTCTTATTTCGATGGCTTATTTTTTTATTTTAAACTCTTATTCTAATGATGTGAGTAATGCAAAAAAACTTGCTAGATGGTCAATTAATTTAGATGTTTAACTCTAGTGTCAATATTTAATAAGGATGTTATGAACTTTTAAGAAATAAAAATTAATATGTCTTATTGAAGAGGCTCTTGTGGGCCTTTTTTATTTATAGCCAACATGATTGGTTGAAAGTTCAGCGAGAAGGGTATGATCAGTATTCGGAGAATCTGGCTAGTTATTTGAAGTGGGTTTGTAGTTAATCAGGTTTATTTAATACATTTCTTACTTTCTACATCCCCAAGATTATTGGATTTTAGATGTGTGCTTTTGCGTGAAAGTAAGAATGCATTATTAATTAGCGGTTATGTTTATCTCAGCACTTGAAAAAAACAAATATGACCACATATGCATTGTGTCTATTTGCATTAAATGGAAATGTTTCGATGAAATCAAGAGAACTACATACAATTCAAGACCTGATCGTGAGTAACTATACAATTACTTCGAACGGAGATGGTAAATTCACTCATACATTTACACCTGAAAATACTAATACGCTGTATAGCTTCATTGCCAACGAAACTTACGAGCTAGAACAAGGTGAGCACTATAGTATTGGTTTCTATATTGGCGATAAAGGAAACAAAATTGTAGAACTGTCCTGTGTTGCTAAGAACCAAGGTGTTAACCCTATGTTGAGTTTCTTATTTGCTCAACAAGAGGCTGAAGGTAAGCACGCTGTAAACACGGAAAAGAACAATACTCGAGTAACGCATAAAGCGACAGATGGTTACTACTGGGGTAAGAAGTACGCTTGGCGAGAGTTTGGTATGGCAATTCCTAAAGGTGCTTTCCATGCGTACCTTGCTGAAGTTGGACATCCAACAGTTCCATGTTTCACGTCAAATCCAGCCCTACCATACAGCAACAATGATTACTCAATAGCGTACAAAGAAGAGGGACTAGCAAAAGTAATAGAAGACCTAATTACTTCTGCAGTTAAAGTGACGGCTGCACGCTATGAGTCACCTTTGTATTCAAAGCGCTTCATGATCAAAGCAATTAGTGCGATCACTGACAAAAAATAAACATAACAAATAAGGATATGTGTCGCGTAGCCGACACCTATCCGAAGTGTTGGACAAGCCCAATCTACCTTGTATAAGTAAATAGTGAAAATATCATAAAGGGTGATACTGAAAGATAAAACATAGGACACCCATAACTTTCCTTTTTATATTATTGCGAGATAAATACGGGCAAGTTGTTAATATAATAAGTTGTCATACCTTTCAATGAGATACGTGATTTTTTAATGGAGTATAAAATATGTTTAAAGCAGGTTTTGTTTATAAGCCGAGTCATCCAACGATTCATTTTATCAAAAATGATGCAATTTTCAATCGTAGGATGGGAGATGACAAAAAATTCACACTTGAGGAAGCCGAAGCAAAAATTTTTGCTGATGAATTTGAAGCAAAAAGTGCAATAGATTTTCTGATTCCTCCGCCTAAACCTAATTACCAACTGACGCCAGTCACGCTAAATATCAAAACTGGAGAGCGAAAGGTTCATACCCTCTACCAACCATCGGTATAACAGACAAGGATATGTGTCGCACAGCCGACACCTATCCGAAGTGTTGGACAAGTCAGACTACCTACTAAATAAGTAAACTCCTAACGGATAATATTTACTATTATCCGTTGACTTAGTTAGCACCTGTATATTATCTTTAAAAAGTACCAGCAAAATCTGGTGCCGGGATTCGAACCCCGGACGAACTACAGGCGTAATAACGCCAGCCTATGCTGGTTTTTTATTGCGGCGAACTCGTACACCTGAATTATGGTGGGCTGAGTGAGGCTACCTTATGGTAGGCCGTTTCCTGTAGGCGGTAGTTCGAACCTTGCTCAGCTCACCACCCAGAAATTCGAACTTCTTTGTGGTGATAAAATTATTACTACAGGAGGTTATCATGCCTATCCAATCTACTTTGCCTATCGCGCAACTCAGTCCCTCAGATCTTATTTTCATTTCTGATGCTAATGAACTTGTCACTGATTCATTAACGGTATCAAAACACTTCAACAAACAACACAAAGATGTTTTAAAAAAGATTGAATCCCTTGATTGTTCAGATATTTTTACATCAGCGAACTTTTGCGCTTATGTTCAAAAATTAAACATTGGTAATAGTGCAGTAAGAGATTCGAAAGCATACCAGATGACGAAAGATGGCTTCATGTTCCTCGTAATGGGATTTACGGGAAAACGTGCAGCGACAGTCAAAGAAGCTTATATCAATGCCTTTAATCAAATGGCAGAACAACTCACAAAAAAACCAGCAGCAGAACCATTGAGCTATAGAATCATGACCGTCATTGAAAATGGTCAGGCTATAGAGTCGAAGATAATCCCCAATGATGCGTTCATAATTAGTAAATCACGTATTGCCCAATTGTTTAATGAGCCTAACTTATTCAGTGTGGATGAGTTATTGGCTATATCGAGTAGTGTGAATAAAAGTATTGCAGAGATAGCAAAGCTGCAAGATATGCGGTTTAAGCAGATAAAGAAGCAGTGAGAATAGAAGAGGCCCTATATGGGCCTTTTGTTGAGCCCTATAAATGTTAATTATTTTTTCTTTTATTTTTTAATATGTTTAAATTGTTAACCTTGTGGGTTTTATGTGTTTTATGTTGTTATATTCAGTTCATATCTGAAATTTAAAAATAGCTTTTGCTCACATTTGTTGATTTTGACATTATCCAAATGATTTTATTAAGAATAATATAGACAACAAATAATCATTTATTATTTAACACTTCTCATTAGTGTTTTTTTCTTTTATAGGGTTGATAATATGAAAAGATTTAATGATGTAACATATAGAGCTGACAAGTTAAGTAATAGCGGAGTTATTGAGTATAGTCTTTGGATAGATAAATTTGGAGAATTATATATTCAACTTATGCGGAATGATTTCAAAACTGAAAGTCCAGGGACTTTTTCTGATTGTTTTTTTTCAATAAATGCAAATAGTAATAAAAAATTATCACGAGATAATATCTGTGGTGTAGATGTAAATTTAAATAAAAAAGTTATTGGTAATGTTAATACCTCCTTTTTTTTACAGGCAGCAATCAATCACCATAATGATGTGTTTGCTCAGTAGCTAAATAATACTTTCTTAATTGTCGTTATAAATTAACTATATAAGGGTTCAGTATGATAATTGGATGGGTGATTTTTAGTGTTACACTAATCGTTTTTTCTTTATGTTTATCAATAGTTAAATACAAAAAAAGTTATCGTTCAATGTTATATTCGGGGGTGATCTTGGCAGTGTATGGATTAGTTCTAAATACGCTATCTGCAATGTTTGCAAATGAAATTTTCCCCGAATCAAATCAAGAGTCTTTAGTACACCAAAAAGATCTGTTAAGTAATTCTTTTCTTATTATTTCAGCTATTGGTGCTGGTTTTTTTTCGACTGCAATATGTTCAGAAATTAAAAGTGAAAATAACGCAACCACAATTGTTAATAAATAAAAACCCACAGTGTAGATTGATTTAAATTAGGTTGTATTATAAATATGTATTAATTTACGTTATTATCCAAAGCTCTTGTATTACTCAATATTTGAATTGCAGAAAAAGTGCAAGATATGCGGTTTAAGCAGATGAAAAAAGTAGTGAGGGAATAGAAGAGACCCTGTATGGCCTTTTTATATGCTCAGCAGGGAATATAAAAATGTGGAAAATATTATAGGGTGGTTAATCCAATTAAAATATTAAGTGTATTTAATATTTGATGATATCGATTGTTTTTTGAAATGAAAGCATAGGAAGTGTAATTGATGTATTGATATATAACGGATTGTTTTGATTTTATAAATATCATTATGGTTTAATTGTAAGTTAATAGGAAAAAGCGATTAACAATATGCGTATTTATCGTTATGAGGTCTTTTCTTTTCATGATATAGATATTTATAAGGGAAATACAGCAGGGTATAATATTTATATAGTTGATTGCCTGCCTAAATCTCTCCGTGTTAGCACTGCGTTATTAAATAATTGATTAATGTAGTTAAGAGAGAGTATGCATATGGACATAAAAAATAAAAGTACATGTATGACTCGGCATGATAATACAACTTACCGAGCACCTAAGTTACATATTCGTGGTTTTGTGGAATACTTTATTTGGAAAGATGAGTTTAATGAAAAATATATTCAGATTATTTCAAAAAGATCAAGCCATGATATTTCTTTAGATCAAGATTATTATTTTTTTTCAATAAGGCAATATAACCATGGTGTTTTTCTAGGAGATCTATGGGGGATGGATAGGAATTTAGAGCAGAAAAAAATATCAAGTGTTAAGCTTTTATTTACATTAAAAGCAGTACTTCAGCATTATAATCAATTGAAAACGGAATCAAAGAGTGAACGTTATTGACATGATGTTTAAAACTTCCGCATTGCGCAGTGATAAATTGCGCAATGCTGCTAAAGATCAACAATGCACAGTTCAAATTTTGGGTGTGTGCAACTTCAATCCCGAAACAGTCGTTTTAGCACACCTTCCTAGTACCACCCATGGTATGGCTTATAAGTCTGATGATATATGGGCGGTCGATTGCTGCTCGAGTTGTCATGACGTTCTTGATGGACGAGTGCCATTTGAATGGTTAGCGGGGGAGAAAGAGCAATATATTCTTGCGGCCTTACACACAACATTAATGAGAAGAATTAGAGATGGCATTCTAATTATTCAATAGCTATCACAGAATAAATTATGCATGTCGATTTATCTGTTGATGATTGTTTGAATATAACTTTATTTAATAATATTGGTGAGTCCATGCGGTGGTTATCTTTACTAAAATTTAACGGTTGTTGTGGTGATGAGTATATAGAAAATGAAGCTGGTGATGTCCAGATTCACAGTTGTGGTTGTTGTATCCTATTTGCATAGAATTACATGTTTAGAAATTAATCTAATTTATTCATATTATCTAAAATTTGTATTGTTAGTCTGATTTTTATTGATAAAAATTCCTTAAGAGAATATTGTGTATACTCACAATCACTGCATAATATAAGGATATTATATGCAAGATTTTAAACCTGGCTTAATTGTGGCCAGTGATTTTGGTTTTTATCAACATCTTTCAATTGTTTCTGATGAAATTTCAACTGATGGCAAACCTTTTCTAATATCTGCAACAAAACGAAATGGGACTGTTAAAGAAGAACCATGGGATATAGCAACACAGGGAAAATTTACCTATCTTTCTGATAAACAATCTAATCTTTCAGTAGCTGAAATTTTAAGTAATGCTCGCTCTCAAATTGGTAAGTGGCATTACTCAGTAAGATCATCAAATTGTGAGCATTTTTCTAACTGGTGCCTTGGGTTAAAAGTGTCATCAACGCAAGTTGTTGGAGCTAGTACTGGTGCAGTTGGTGGTGCGTTATTAGTTAAATGTTGTGTTGATGATCCAAAACCATTAGATTATATTTTGGCTGCTACTGCTGGTATTTTATTCGGGTTATACTGCTCTAAGGCACAGCCAAAGCTTTCATAATTATCAATTGTAATTAGTTATAATTCCATGCGTTAATCTATTACAGTTTTACGTATGGAATATATCTAACGTCTCTTCAAATAAATATATCCCTATTATTCTGTTGTTAAATAACAGAGTAATAGAGATTGTTATGTTTAATGATTACGACTTAATAAAAAGTATCGGCACTCAATCACGCCTCAAAACAAATGCTCAGGGGCGAATTAAAAAACAGAGACGAGAGTCTGAGTCTGCAGAACAAAAAGCACTAATACAATGGGCGAGTTATACCGTTATTTATGGCCTACGAATAGGGGATTACCTTACTCATATTCCCAATGAAGGTAAACGCGGTCCTAAAGCAATCAAAGACTTCATCGAACTTGGTGGTTCCCCAGGTTATCCCGATCTGATGTTAGATATTCCAACCTCAAAATACCATGGCCTTCGTATAGAAATGAAAGCGCCAAAGCCTAATAAGTCAGTTGTAAGTAACAACCAAAATTAATGGCTGCATCGTCTCGATGATATCGGGTATCAGGCGGTAATATGTTATTCAGCAAGCGAAGCTATCGCGATTATTACTGAATACATGAGGCATTATGAGCAGAGCAATTGAATTATTCGCAAGAATGCATGAAGTGCGTAGTGTGACTGCAGATGAACGTGGTCATCAAACATTAACCGGTGACGTTATCTTAGCTGTATTTGGTAAGGTCCAACATAAGATGCCATTGGGAATGGATTTATTGATGGCCAAGTACGTTCATGATGTACCTGCAGCAAATCGTATCATCGATGTTATGGCCACATGGTTGAATGATGAGTCGCTAAAACGTAAAGATTTAGCGATGGCATTAAGTTGTGTTGCCCTTGATGTATTCTGCGATAAACCAGTAGCCAGTCAAAAGAGACAATTAGCTGCGTTATGGCGGAAATACAGTGACCAAGCAAAACGTAGTAATCGACTCATTAAGAGATGGCAGGTAAAGATAAAGCAGTTACAACGTAACATCGATAATTGCGAGACCCATGCTGCAGAAGAACGACTATTGTTTGCCATTAATGAGCTTGAAGCGTTAATTATTAAAGAACGCCGTCGTATTGATGAATACGCACAATGTCAGTCCCTAAAATCCTTAACTTGTCCTCGTTGTAGTGGTACTGGCTTAATATTGAATACCGGCGAATGTTCTTCATGCAATGGCCACGGTTTGTTTGTTCCTAGCATTGATAATATTCGCCAGCATTTACGGCATATTGGATTAGGGCGGGTTAGTGACAAACTGTGGGAGAGTGAGCTGAAGCCATTGTTTGAGATGAGTTTAACAAAAATCTATGTTTATTCTCAGGATGCAGCAACTGAAATTGCACACATGTTAGAGTTAGAAATAAGACCTTAAAATTTGGTTGGTTCTAATATCCACATAAGAGTAAGGTTCGCCATTATTATAACGATGAGTAAATGGAATAACTCATGGCAAGATACCGTGGTGCAGAGAAACTAGGTAAGGAATTTAGAATATTAACCGATATATATTGGCCGTTTGGTTTGATATTGACTGTTATTTTTGGTGGGTTAACGCTTTATTTTATTCCATGGGCGACAGCGCCATTTATTGAAGTTGAAGGGATGCACCTTTCAAATGCAGTCGCTGAGTTAGTAAGACCTGTTAAATTTGTCGTGCCGATTTTATTAGCCCTTATAACAATCATTGGCGTAATTAGAACAATGAGCTCTTATGCTAAATCTGAGCGTCAAAATTAGTCGTCTTGACCAGACCGCAAACTAAGGTAATCTATACCTATCATGCTAAACCTCGACCTTTCGTCGGGGTTTTTTTATGCCTGGAGAAAATGACATGCTTGATAGAGCAACACTCGCAATCACTGCTGGAACAGGTGTTGGTGTGGGGATCAGTGCCACCACATCAGCAGAAAATGCGCAATCGATGTTAAACAGTAGCTTTGAGCAGATTATTACTGGCCACTTTACGTGGTATGGCAGCGATATCATTACTGTTGTAGGTATTGGATTATCTATTGTGGGTATTGTTGTCACAGCCTATCGCATCAAATTAGAAAGACGCCACAAAAATGCGTTTTAATAAACTCACTGGTGCGCTATTAGCGGGAGCTATAGCTGTTACGGGGGCGTTTGAAGGGTACCGCCAAATATCATATCAAGATGTGGGTGGTGTCTGGACGGCGTGTTATGGCGAAACATTAAATATTAAACAAGGAGACACGTTCACCAAAGAGCAATGTGATGCAATGCTCGCGTCATCGCTTAATAAACACAACACACCATTAGAAGATATCCCTCAACAATTGCCGCCTAATGTCCACTTAGCTTCTCTCGATTTAGCCTACAACATTGGTACCGGTGCCTTTAAGCGCTCAACAATGTATCGATACCTATTGAATGCGGATTATCCACCGGCCTGTAATGAAATTATGAAGTGGCGATTTGTAGCCGGTAAGGACTGCGCTATTCGTAGTAACCACTGCTATGGCATAGTGAAAAGGCGCAATGTGGTGCTGCAGCTGTGTATGGGAAGCATCAATATCAATGAAGCGTTAGTACAGATAGGCCAAATGCCATTAGATAAGGAAATACTGGAGGCCATGAATGCTGCTCAATAGAGTAAAGACAGCAATGATTGTGGTCCTTATCGCTATTTGTGGCGGCATGGTATTTAAAATCAAGCTACTTATCGCCTCCGCCGAGGGAGCAAAACAGGAAGTGGCCACATTATCACTGCAGTTAAGCACTGTTGAATCCATCAAGGATAGCCAATCAAAGCAAATTGCGCAGTTAGTCCAAGAGCGCAAAACATTATCAGGTCTGTTAAGCGCAAGAACGGAGAGCCTACACCGTGATAAAGCAAAGCTCAGCGCCGATATCCAAACACTCAAGAAAGCACTATCAACCAATACCTGTTTTGATACTCGCTATCCTAAGTCTGTTATTAAGCGGTTGCACCAGTCCTACTAGAGTCATCACTAAAACAGAAACACTGTATGTCTTACCACCAATAGGGTTAGTTGTTCCATGCTACAAGCCCACATTGACAGCAACAACACCCGCTGAATTACCCATCGATACACTCAAATTAAAGTCTGCACTGCGAGAATGTGCGCAATATGCCGATGACTACCTTAAGTGGCGAAAGCTTAAAGGCGAATAGACATTACAAATGGTCCTTACGAGTGCCATTGATAATGTTCCCTCCAATTATCTCTCGAGTGCCTTATGACAATAGAAAATGAAACCGGACGCATTATTGAGATCATCGATAAATGCGGCAACGTCGTGTGCGCCATGTTAGCTAATGGCGCTGTAATAGATATTGCTACAACCCATGAGGTCAAAGTCGGTGATTGGGTAGTAGAGGGGGAGTTAAGCCAAGAGTTAGCAAGTAAGTAGATAACTATATGGCCAATGATTGGAAGCAACTACAACTGCAGTTCTTAGCTGATAACGATAAGACAGGGATTACAGCTAAAGAATGGTGTCATCAACGAGGGCTTAATTATCAATCTGCACGTCGCTATATCAAAATGCGCACTGCGCAAAATAAGACTGCGCAATCTAATAATGTGCGCAATGCGCAACCTGAAACTGCGCAATCAAAGAAAGTGCGCAAAGTTGAAAATATAGAGGGAGAGAGTAAATCAGTAAAAAAACGGACAAATTCTAAGCCTGAATCTGCAAATAAAGCGAAACGCAAAATAAAATCCAGCTCTAGTAAGTTTAAAAATGGTAAGCCTGGTAATCCACATCCTTCTCAAAGTTTTGAAGTTGGCAATCAACATGCGCGCAAACATGGTGGTTATTCAGCACGATTTGATGACCAATCGTTATTCGATGAAGCCGCTCAAATGTCCCTCGAGGAAGAATTAAAATTGTGTCGTGCTCGCGCTTTGAACTGTATTGATACGATGAAGAAGATTCGTATCGATATGGCCAATGCAGATTCTGTTGATCAACGCATTGAGCTCTACAACGCGATTACCTCGACAGAACAAGCACTCGATAGAAATGTAGTTCGTATTGAATCTATCACTAAAACTCTTTCATCGATTCGTATTGATACTGTTAATGAGCAGAAAATCATGAAAGATACGGATCGAATAGAAGCTGCAACAACCAAGCTAAAATTGGAAGCTGATAAATTGGCTAAAGAGGGGAAAGGTTCAACAACACCAATATCTGCAATGATTGCTGAACTACAAGAGACTGGCTCTGATGGCTTGATATCATGACCGAACAAGAGCAAATCGACTACATCCAAGTTCGAGTTGGCAATAAATGGTGGCGACTGAACAACCTTTACAAAGTTGAAAATGAGGATGGTGACTTAGTCACGTTTACGTTGCGACCGGCTCAAGCTCTACTGTTCAAGTTAATGGCACATAAGAACATCATTCTTAAAGCGCGTCAGCTTGGTTTCTCTACTGCCATTGATATTTATCTGCTCGATGAAGCGTTATTTAATAAGAACATTAAGTGCGGCATCATCGCTCAAGACCAAGGTGCTGCAGGTGAGATTTTCCGTACCAAGATAGAAGTACCATTTGATAATCTTCCTGAGTGGCTGAAAGCAGAATTTCCAATTAAAGCGCGTCGCTCTGGTGCAAGCGGTGGCTTCATTCTCTTTGAAAGTGGTTCAAGTATTCAGTGTGCAACGTCATTCCGTTCAGGGACAGTGCAACGACTTCACATTTCAGAGCATGGAAAGATTTGTGCTAAGTATCCACAAAAGGCTAAAGAGGTTAAGACCGGTACCTTAAATGCTATTCACCAAAAGGCAATTTGTTTCATCGAATCCACCGCTGAAGGTGTCGGTGGTGATTTTTACTCAATGAGCATGAGAGCATTGGATTTATATAATTCAGGCTCGACGTTGGGCTTACAAGATTATAAGTTTCATTTCTTTGCGTGGTTTCAAGATCCTAAATACTCAGAGCCTCTTCCTCCGTCTGGATTACAGCTCAGTAAATACCATCAAGAATATTTTGCTGCTGTTGAGTCAGCCATGAAGGTCACGTTATCGGATGAGCAAAAACAATGGTACGTCAACAAAGAACAAAGTCAGGGCGAGGAAATTAAGCAAGAGTTCCCCTCAACGCCACAAGAAGCCTTCTTAACCTCGGGTCGTCGTGTGTTTGATGCAATTCGCGTGATGAATGCAGAAGCTCATACCATAAAGCCTCTTATCATTTACGACATCGAACCTGTAAGTGGCATCAAGACAAAAGCTCAATCAATGCGTGAGGTTGATAATGAGAAGCTGCAGCGTAATTTACTTAATATGCTGCTTGTGTGGGAGTTACCTGACACTGATGAAGAGTATGCAATAGGCGTTGATATTGCTGAAGGTCTTGAGCATAACGATAGAAGTTCATTTGATATCGTCAAGAAAAGCACCGGTGAACAAGTCGCGCATTGGTTTGGTCATTTAGATGTTGAGATGTTTGCATCACTCGTGCGTCATGTTGGCCATATGTATAACACCGCCTTTGTTGGACCAGAACGAAATAACCATGGACATGCATTCTTACAAAAATTCCGCGATATCTATCCTGTTCGTCGTATCTATCAAGAGCAATACCTTGACCGTGATAACGATAACGACACTCCCAAATTAGGTTGGCTAACAACAAAACAATCTAAACCCATCATCATTGAAGGTTTAAAAGAACTGTTACGTACTCAAACAAGTGGTATTCGTTGGATAGGCACTATCTCTGAGCTTAATGCTTACGTGTATGACAGCAAAGGAGCAATGAATGCTCAAGTGGGCTGTTATGACGATCAACTGATTAGCTATGCTATTGCCCAAGAAATGCGAGCTCGCATGCCAAAGCGCATTAAATCTGACGATAACCAGCCAGCAAAAGATAAACACTGGATGACCTATTAATGAATAAAGTAATGAAAGTAGACCAAAGTAAATTGCTCGACATCATGTCTGACATTGATGGCCAACCAGATTGGCGCTCTGCTGCAAACAAAGCTGATGCTTATTACGATGATGATCAACTCGAGGCTGAAGTATTAAAAACGTTGAAAGAACGAGGGCAGCCAATAACTGTTCAAAACTTAATAAAGCCTGCAGTTAATTCTGTTCTTGGTATGGAAGCAAAGACGCGTACTGATTTGTTGGTTATGGCTGATGACCCCGATGATGAACTGGAAGAGTTAGCTGAGGCCTTAAATGCAGAGTTTGCTGATGCTTGTCGTCTTGGTCGATTAGATAAAGCACGTTCAGATGCTTATGCTTCACAACTCAAAGCGGGTATTGGTTGGGTTGAGTGCTTTCGTAACCCGGACCCTTTTGGTGCTAAGTATAAAATCCAAAATGTGCCACGTGATGAGGTCTATTGGGATTGGTTAGCAAAGCAACATGACTTATCAGATGCAAGATGGTTAATGCGTTACCGCTGGATTGATATGGATGAGCTGATAACTATGGTGCCGAATAAGCGCGCCATTATTGAGCAGGCGGTAAATTCATGGAATAACTTTGTCGATGTCGATCATATCGCAGGTTTAGACCCTCAGCTGCAAAGTGGCTACAAAGAATACAGTGCTTGGACTCGCAGTGAGTCTGAATGGTTAAGCCAAAATCGTAAACGTATTCGGCTACAGGTGATTTATTACCGTAGCTTTGAGCGTAAACCCGTGATTGAGCTCTCTGATGGTCGAGTTATTGAGTATCAATCGAGTAATGTTGCTCATGCCACTGCAGTTGGAATGGGGAAAGTTCAGCTTCGTATGGCACAGATTAGTCGTATCAGTGAGAGTTGGTATGCAGGACCACATCATTTAGGGGATAAAGAATGCTCAGCACCACAAGGCATGTGGCCACTAATTCCTTTCTTTGGATACCGTAAGGCCTCATCTGGTGAACCTTATGGCATTGTTGCTTCATCAATTAGTGCGCAAGATGAAGTGAATTTCCGTCGCAGTAAACTCACGCAGTTATTACAGTCGCCATTGATTATCATGGATGAGGATGCGACTAACATGAGTACTCAAAAAGTCATTGAAGAGATTGATAAGCGTGGTGTGGTAAAGCTTAATCCAAACAGACGTAATCAAAAGACAATGGCAGAAGTGTTCCAAATCAATCGAGATACGGAAGTCTCAAGCCAACAGTTCTCAGTAATGCAAGATTCTATGCGCCATATACAAGATGTTATGGGGGTATCACCGTCTTTTCTTGGTCAAGATGATGGTGCTAAAAGTGGTATTGCCATTGCTAATATCGTTGAACAAGGCGCAACAACACTTGCTGAAATTAATGACAATTATCGATTCTCATGTCAGTTAGTGGGAGAGCTCATTCTTGGCTATGTTATTGAAGACCTAAAGAGTAAGCGTAATAAGAAGGTTGTGGTTAATCGTGATGACAAGATGAAACGCAAAGCTGTTGTTATCAATGAAGAAACACCAGATGGCATGAATAATGATATTTCTCGGTTACGCTCTCACATTGCTTTAGCACCCGTTCAACAAACATCGGCTTATAAATCTCAACTTGCTGAACGTATGATGCAAATGACTGCACAATTACCACCGGAAGTACAAAGTGCAGTGATTGATCTAGTACTTGAATTAAGTGATGTACCAAATAAAGCTGAATTTATGGATCGTGTTCGTGGTGCATTAGGTGTGGGTAAAGATGCTAAAGATATGACGCCAGAAGAACAACAAGCAGCAGAAGCACAAGCACAGCAGCAACAAGAACAACAAGCCCTAATGATGCGAGAGCTTGCTGCTAAAGTTGGCAAGCTTGAAGCTGAAGCTCAACGAACGGCAGCTCTTGCTAATAAAGAGAGTGTGGTTGCTGATAGTCAACGTTATACCAATGCGAAGACTCAAGCTGAAACAGGTAAGATTTTAACTGAAATGGAAAAAGTAAGTGGCGAGGTTGAGCAAGTTAAGCAGAATATGTTGGCTAACCTTCAACAGCAGATTGATGCTATAGAGATATAAAATCATTAAATATTGATAATAAGAATATTTACTCTAACAAATATAGGGTATAAATATACTGTAATATAAAACAAGATGTGTAGAAGCAATATAAATAACCACATGGATGTGGATATAACTATAGAGTTCCCCCTCTATTTCATATGGTAGCGGTTGTCTTGACTCTACCTGAATCTAATATACTCTGATTCCATCATCTAAAGCCGCACCCGAAAGGGATGTGGTTTTTTTTGTGCCTGTTTTTGGGGATAAGAGTTTTGTTTAAAGCCTTTATCCGCACAGACAGCGATACGTCTACAACCGGAGAAGTTAACTTATGACGATTGAAATTACAGGTAATGAAACACTCGATGAACTAGAAGCAATATTGGATAGTCTTGATGATGCCGAAGTGGTTGACGAACCATTACTAGCAACACCAAAGCCCGTTATTGCCGAAGTAGCATCAACTGAACCAGCAGTACTACCATTAGAAGGCGATACGAACGTAGTCCCGCCAACTACGGATGATGTGATTGTTGAGCAGAGTGAAGAACAGGCCGAGAAGAAAGTAATTGTCGCCAAAGACGGTGAGCATACGATCCCATACGATGTGCTGGAAGCTGAGCGCCGAGAGTCTGAACGTTTGCGTCAACAGATTGCCGACATGAAGCAGAAGCAGCCAGAGTATGATCAGCAAAGTCGTTTACTTGAATTGCGCGATAAGCAATTACAGAAGTTGGGTGTTGATCTTGATGACCTACCTGAAAATTTAACCGTCAACGATAAGCAAATCGATGATTTACGTGAGAACTATCCTGAGTTAGCCCCATTCATTACAAGCCTGATGGCAAAGATTGATGCCGTTACTGCTAACACAGCACCAGTTACTGATGTATCAACCAGTAATCCTGTATTAGATGATATTAAATCCAATACTGATTTGAATGGTTGGATGGATGAGAAAGGTGATAAATGGGCTCTTGCGCTCGATATTGATGATCGTTTATTAACAGATCCAACGTGGTCAGAAAAGCCACAGCGTGAACGTTTTGAAGAGGTAGTTCGTCGAACGAAAGCTGCTTTTGGAGAAACATTATCTACCTCTGATTCAGTACCTGAAGTTAAACCGGTACTTGAGCCAGCAGTCGATGATACTCAAGTTCGTGAGGTGGCAGAACAAAAAGAGAAAGCCGCAGCGGAATCTTTACCCGAGAGTCCGTCACTTGTAGGCGCATCCAATCAACATCAGGGAACGGTGTTGCAACAGGCAGTTAATATGAACAATGCTGAGTTGCAAAACTTGATGTCGACAATGACACCTGATCAAATTGATGCGCTCTTAGATCAAGCTGATTATTAACCATCAGTTCATTACATACTTAAACCCGCCTTTGTGCGGGTTTTTCTGTTTCTAGGAGTTGCTATGACAACTATTACGCCAGCGCAGGCGAAACATTTACAAGAAGTTGCGCTATTTACTGCCGCTAACCGAAATCGCAGCTTTGTGAATATGCTGACGGAAGAAGCGCCAAAGCAAGCCATGGGCGATAAGAAAGGCAATACACAAACGTCGGCACATGCACCGATTGTACGTATCTCAGATTTAACTAAACAGGCGGGTGAATCTGTTGATATGCAGATCGTTCACAAGCTTTCTAAGCGTCCAACTATGGGAGATAAGAAGTTAGAAGGTCGTGGTGAGAACCTTGAGTTTTCAAGCTTTGAACTGAAAATCAATCAAGGCCGTCATATGGTTGATGCTGGTGGCAAGATGAGCCAGCAACGAACAACGCATCAAATTCGTAAAGCAGGGCGCACTTTGCTCGGTCCTTATTTTAATGACTTGCAAGATCAGGCAGCTACTATTCATTTAGCCGGTGCGCGTGGTGATTACTTTGATGATGACATTATTGTTCCGCTTGAAGGTCACAATGAATACAGTGATATTTTAGTTAATGATATTTTGCCGCCAACCTATGATCGTCATTTCTTTGGAGGTGATGCGACATCTTTTGAAGGTCTCGATTCTGCAGACATTTTCAACATGGATGCTGTGGATAATCTCAGCCTTTATCTAGAAGAAATGGCACATCCTTTACAGCCGATTCGTTTCGGTGCGGATGAATTAGCGGGTGATGAACCTTTCTACTTACTTGAAGTAACGCCTCGCCAGTGGGCTACATGGCAGAAAACATCGAGTTATAAGGACTGGCAACAGTTAACAGCATCAGCGCTTAATCGTGGTCGTAATTTCCGTCATCCCGTTTTTGCGGGTGAATGTGCAATGCGCGGCAATATCTTAGTACGTAAATACAAAGGTATGCCAATTCGTTTCAACCAGGGTTCTGCCGTGAAGGTGTCTAATAATGATAATGCTGCAACGGTTAAACAAGTTGAAGCAAAGACCACGATTGATCGTGCCATTCTTTTAGGTGGTCAGGCATTGGCTAATGCATGGGGCTCAACCTCAAGCGGTAACCAATTTAAATATACTGAGAAAAAGGTGGACCACGATAACGGTACGGAAATTTCTATCGCATGGATGAATGGTCTTAAAAAGATCCGCTTTGCCGATAAGAATGGGCGTATCAATGATCATGGCGTGATTGTACTCGATACAGCTGTCACGCTGTAATTCATTCACTGAAGATGCGTGATGATGATATTTCGCATTTATTGAGAGATTTGTTATGGCTAAAATCATCGCACAAACCATGCGAGATACTGTATATACAGGCGCTGCCGGTAATTTGAGTATTGCATTTGGTAATGTAGACGTTAAAGCGGCAGTTGTTGGTACCGAAATTGATACACTGGAATTACCGATTGGTTTAAAAGTAGTCGGTGTTCGAGTTGCAACAGAATCAGGTTTAGGTACTGGTGTAACATTGGATATTAAATTGAATGATGACATCATTGTTTCTGCGGTGAATGTTGCAGCTAAAGGATCGATTGTTATTCCGGTTCAGCCCATTTATCTCATTGAAAAAAATATTCTAACGGTGGTTATTAAGGGCGCAGTAGCAACGGGTTCTGTCGCTATTATGCCTGAATATGTATCTGTTGGTTTTTAAGTATTAATTAAACGATAAATCAAACGATATTGAGCGCTCATTATGGGCGCTTTTTTTATGGGGATAACCATGTCAAAGATTAGCATTGCCTATATTGGCGATAAACCATTTAAGAAAGATACGATCACCGGCTCTTTATTAATATTCCCTCAAAATAAGCCAGTAGAGGTAGAAGCTGATATTGCTTACATGCTGCTGCAATACCCAAAAGTATGGGTGCGTGAAGAATACATTGAGCAGATTCAGACTGAACTGAAAGTAGAAGCCGATGATAAAGCACAACAAGAAATTGATTACCAAACACAATTAGCTGCAGAGATTTATGCTAAGAGCATGGTCGTTGAGCTAGCGGGTCAATCTATCGATTTATCAAAGATGACGTCAGCAAAACTGGCCACGCTGATTGAAGCTAATGATCTTACGATTGATGCGAAAGATGCACAAGAGTCTGTTGATGATTTCCGCTTGCGTGTTCGTAATGCTATCCGAGGATAAACCAATGGTACCTGTGTCTGATTTTGTGCCCACATTACGTATGTTAGTTGATGTGCCTGTACCCGGATTAATGGAAATAGCCATTGTTAAAGCAGCGCAACGGTTTTGCCGTGAAAGCAAAATACTGATTAAAACTCGTCAGTTTGATGACGTCTTTGAACGTCAGTCTGTATCGATGATTAGCCATCACGTTGGTATCAAAGGAAAGGTACAATTAAAAGGTGCTGGTATCGTTAACGTTACAAGCAAATCTCAGCCCTTAAAGGTGGGATATGATTTTGTCGTGGTCAGTCGAGATGATATTACTTTTAAGGCTGATTTTAGTGATGTGGTAATCACTGCAATGGCCGAACCAATGATTAATGCTGATCAACTTCCTGCGATGTTGTTGCATGATTATGTAGACGGTATCTGTGCCGGTGCTGCGAATCTTCTGCAATTACAGCCAACAACATCTTGGTTCAATCCTGATTTAGCACAATACAATCAACGAGAGTTTATCTCCGCTATCCGTCAAGCTTACCGCTATGCAATAGATCATACGCCAGCCCTTGAACTTAGTGATTCAGCTTGTCGTCGGGAATTCTTCTAATGATTTCAGTCGATACATTATTAACACAAGCAGCGACAGCATTGGTTGATCCGTTGTTTGTTCGTTGGCAAAAGCAAGAATTACTTTATTACCTTAATGAAGCTTTGAATGCAGTGATCACCTATAAGCCAAGTGCTGTAGTTGCTCGAGCTAATATTGAAGCAAGAGGTAATCCTGTTGCGTTGCCTGATGATGCGCATATGTTGTTATCTGTTGAGCAAATTGGCGCAGTACGAGGGCAGTTCACGCCGATGGAAACGTTAAACCGTTTTTATCCTGATTGGCGAACAAGCCAAGGTCAGCCAAAATGTTGGACTAAAGCTGCTGATGAACTGACATGGTTTTGGTTATATCCAACACCTGATAAAGCAACGGTTATTGATGTTAAATATAGTCAGCTGTTAACAGCAACTGAAGGTGGTGAGCTTCGTATGGCAATTACCTATAGTGGTATGTTGCTTGATTTCATGTTGTATCGGGCTTTTAGTAAAGATGCTGAAAATGCGAGTGAAGCGCAGAAAGCGGCTACACACTACCAAGTATTTAATGCAGCTCTAACAGGGAAAGCCACAACGGATCGGGTGAAGCAGCAAGCATTAAAACAAGCAGCGATGGAGTAGCGCATGATTGTCTTTGGCATTCTTCGTGATTTAGCAAACAGACCTATCGCGAATGGGTTATTACAAATAGTTGCAACCAGTACGACGAACTCAGTATTCATTGGTTCTACTGTATATATAAAAGCAGAGAGTCGAGGTTATTATCAGTTTGAATTATTACCAGGCACATACTCGTTATATGTACAGCCAAGTAAACAAAGCGACGTTGAATATTTAGGTGAAACGGTTGTTACAGATAAAACCCCCGATGGCTCATTAAATAGTCTTGTGGGTATTACGGTACCGGTATTGCCAAAGCTGGTACAACAAACAATAGATGCTGCAAATCAAGCAATGTTATCAGCGCGTGATATTGAACGAAATATTGAGCTTACTCATGCGCTTACAATAAACATTGATAATAAGGTAACTGAGGTTGAGGTAAAGGCTCAACAAATTGATGTTTTAGTGCAATCTGTTACTGATAGCATTACGCAAATCAATCAAGCCTTGAGTAGCTCACAACAAGTCAAAGCAGACACACTTGGGTTATATGATGCTGCTCGTATTATCCAAAGTGATATCTATGGCATTCAGCAGCAAGTATTAGTGTTAAGAAATAAGGCTGAAAGTTTTAGTGATAGCGCCATATCCTCTTTAAAAAAAGCAAAAGCTGCAGCAGATATGGCGGTATTAAGTGAAAGAAGTACTGCAGCTAAAAGCCAACAAACCTTTAATTTTATGCAGCTGGCAAAACAATATAGAGATGAAACACTAAAAAGCGTTCGCCAGTCTCAAGAAGTACTAAAGCAGTTTGAGTCATTTCGCGGTTTTTTTAATGAAAAACTTAATGATATTGTCCAGATTGAAGCACAAATCGAGACTCACGTTATTAATGCTAATCGTAGTCAGCAAGCGTCAAAGGAAAGTGAAACAAGTGCTTTAAAAAGTGCCTTACAAGCAGCTCAAGAAGTAGAACGAGCGAAGGCCGTGATACGCATTGATATTGTTAATGAGGCAAAAAAGCAAGCAGATAGATCTTATCAAGAAGCAGAGCGGGCACAATCATCTGCTCAGTTATCACAAACAGCTAAAGAATCTGCTCAGCAATCTGCAAACGATTCATTAGTGACAAAACAACAAGTGTTAGAGCGTGGTGCTGATGTGGAACATTCACAACAGCAAATCCAAGAGCAAGTTGATATATCCGCTCGTCATATCCAGTTAGCACAACATAGCGCAGTGGCTGCTGGTGAGAGTGCAACTGTCGCAACTCAAAAAGCGAATGTCGCAATACAGCAGGTAAACATTGCTAAGCAACAAGCTGCGAATACATTAGCCAGTGCCAGTAAGGCAGAAGCCAGTGAGCACTCAGCACAATCAAGCGCAGCGATTGCTTTAGATAAATCGAATGTATCGACAGAAAAAGCTGTCAGTGTTTCATTAGGGTTATCTCAAACATTAACAGCAAAAGAAACAGCAGTTGAAGCGGCTAGACGCGCAGAGCTTGCGGCTGCAAGTTTATCGGGAGCCATGTTAGAGCAAGGTAGTATTGATTTATCAAGTGGCATTGCACCATCACCTTTAATCGATATTAACGGTGAAAAAAGGGCGTGTTTTTGGAAAGTGACAGTGGCTGGAACAGTCAATGGTATTGAATATGGTATCGATGACTCGTTGGTCTATTCAGCGAGTATGGATGCCTATTATAAAATTGATAATACGGAAAGTGTTACTTCTATCAATGGTAAGCGTGGCGTGGTACTGCTAAGTAAGGCCGATGTAGATTTAGAGCATGTACCAAACACAGTACATACCGTTGAAGTAAATGCGAACAGTGTGCCAGTGCGAGACAATAATGGTGATATTCAAGCGCGTTTATTTTCTTCGGGTTTTACCAATCAGTCGGAATTTTCAGGCGCATTAGCTTTTCGTATCGATAATGTCGCTGATAGCTACATTCGTTTTTGTTCTAATCAGGGTGCTATTAGGCAATGGTTAGAGACATATTCAAAAGAAGAATCTGATGCACGTTACATTCGCGCACAAGATATAGACAGTGTTGGGTCAAATGAGTCACCTCAATTTAGCGGTAAGGTGACGATTGAGGGGCTAGATAATGATGGTAATGTAACATCAGAAATCCAACTTTATGCTAAATCAGGCGGTGGTCATACTCATCCAATTCCAATGATCAACCATAACGATGGATATGATAATGATGGAATGATGTACAAATATAAAAACATATTTGCCGGTGCGATGACGTATGAATTTTTAAAATCGCTACCAATCTCTATAGATGGGAATATCAATAAGTACGTAAGAATTGCAACGGTTTACATCCCTCAAAATGGTTCTACTGCAGAAATAGAAATCATTGGTGGTTCAGGGTTTTATGTTAATTCATATCATCAATGTGATCATAATCGAATCATTATTCGCTCAGGTAATGGTGATCCTGTGGGTGTGACTTGTGTTGTATATAGCCATACTTCACACGATGAACGTTTCTTCACCAAAGTATACACACATAATATTGCGAGAGATTGGTTTGATGTCTATCTCTTTGTTGTAAATCCTTATGCTAATCAATTGATATTTAAGTTTAATGCCTCTAATGGTAGTTATATTAAAGCTAATTTAGGTAGTAAAGCGTTAACCTATCCACCCTCATCTAGTCAGAAGGGGCAAATCTATCAATACACTTATACGCAAGATGATATTAACTGATCTTAATCATCATTATTGACTCAATAAGCGAGTAGTCGATGCTAATTACTATTCCTCTCATGCGCGGTGAAATACCGCGATTAAAACCTCACCTATTACCTAATGAAGCGGCAGTTATTGCTAAAGATTGTTGCTTTGAAAATGGCATTATTCGTCCACTATGTAATGACGCAGTGGTGGCTTCATTGCCACTATCGGCAAAAACAATATTTAAATATACCGACGAACACTGGTTTCTATGGAATAAGCCCATTGAAGCTATTCATAACCCAATGGCACAAGATGAATGGCAGCGTGTGTACTTTACGGGAGAAAACAAACCCAAAGTGACAGCTCAAGATATAGCGATTGGTGTTGTTAGTCCGGCCGCAAGTTATGATTTAGGTGTACCAATACCAAGCTTTGCACCTGTAATAAATCGTATAGATAGTTCAACTGGTAGTGATCCTGAAGCTGGACAGGCCGCTATTTTTGATGATGAAACGCGTTATTACATCCAGACATTTGTGACACGTTTCGGTGAAGAAGGTGCACCATCAAAACCGAGTACTGAGCTATTAGTCGAAAAGCCGGGCTCTACTATTTATGTCGGGTTAGCCCGCCTTAATGTTAATACACATAATATTACCCATACTCGTTTATATCGAACAGTGACGAGTAGTGTCAGCGCTGAGTATATGCTTGTTGCTGAACTCCCGATTGCACAAGCTGAATATATTGATAGTACTGCAATGCTTAATGCGCCTATTTTAGAAACGTGGCAGTACGATGTTCCTGATGAAAATATGCGTGGCCTTTGCGTTATGGCCAATGGAATCTGTGCCGGCTTTGCAGGTAATGAAGTGATGTTCTCAGAAGCTTTCTTACCTTATGCATGGCCTAAACAATATAGAGGGACAACAGAGCATCAGATAGTGGGTATTACTGCTATTGGTACGAGTTTAGTCGTCGTGACTAAAGGGTATCCCTATATCTTTAGTGGTGTTACACCAAGTGCGATTAATGGCACTAAAATAGGCAGTGAACAAGCCTGCGTCAGTAATGAATCAATGGTTGTCGTTAATGGTACGGTAATTTATGCATCTCCTGATGGGCTTGTTGCCATTGGTTCTGATGGCGCAATAACGATTACAGATCAATTGATGACACGGCGACAGTGGCAAACAAAGCAACCTCATACAATAAAAGCATGGGCTTCAGAAGGTATGTATATTGCTTTGTATAGTGGTGGTGGGTTTATCTTTGATCCTGTATCTCAAGATTTTCGTGAGTTATCCAATCGATGGGATTGTGCTTATGAAGACTTAGAACGAGATCAATTGGTTGTAGTTCAAGGTAGTGAAATGCGTCTTTGGCAAGGGGGGGATAACTACTTGTCAGGGCAGTGGCGCAGTAAAGTTTTCCTATTGCCTGTGGATTCATTGATGTCATGTGCGCGTGTGGTATCAACAGAGGTTAACCAATTGTCTTTGAAGATTTTTGGTGATGGTAAGTTGGTATATTCTTTAAGCGAAGGTGAGATACCTCATAACGGTTTTAGGTTACCTGCTATTCGCGCAACAACGTGGCAAATTGAAGTCAGTGGTCGTGCTGAAGTTGAACGATTGATGATGGCAAGTTCTATGCAGGAGCTAATGTAATGGTTTCTCCAAAGAGTAAATCAGGTTTTCGTGGTGGGCGCGATAGTGCTGCAATACAAGAAAACATTGAGTTATTAACTGGACAGCGCGGCAATGGATTAGATCGTGCTATCACAATGCGTGAGCTTGCTAGCTTAGGTTTAATCAATATTACTAGAAATAGTAATGGAGCCGTTATTCCTAAACCTGTTCCTCCTATAAATCCAGACATTAATCGGCCTGTTGATATTCCTCATTCACCTATTGGTTTTGCTGCTTTTGGTGGGTTTGGTGCCATTATGCTGGAGTGGGAAAACCCGACGTTCAATGGATTCGCTTACGCTGAAGTGTGGAGATCTGCGCCAAATGCTGATGGTTCAGTCCCGCATTTAGAGCAAGCTGTACTAATAGCGACCACACCTGCCACTGTCTTTGGCGATATTGTTAATCCTGGTTCTACATTCTATTACTGGTGTCGGTTCATTAATATCAATGATATAGCGGGGCCGTACAATAATGTTGATGGAGTGAAGGCTTCTACCAGTTCTAATCTTAGCGATATTATTGATGATATTGGTAAGCAGATGAAAGAGTCTGAGTTGGTTCAAGGGTTAACGAAGAGCATTGCGGGAATAAAATCAGGAGTTAAGTCCAATAGTTCTGCAATAAGTACCATCAATAAAGATGGTTCAACTGCACATAAAGCTATGTGGAATACTAAAGCGCAAGCGGGTGATATTAAGGCTGGCATTGGTATTATTGCTGACAGTGACGGCACATCTCAAGTTGCAGTATCTGCGAGTCAGTTTATTGTCTTTGACCCTAATGTTGACGGTGGTTCAACTCAGCCTCTTTTTGCTATCGATAAAGGTAACGTCATTATACCTAAAGCATTCATTGAAAAAGCCACGATTCAGATATTGAATGCACAAACGATCATTGCAGATGAAGTTAAAGCTGGAATTAGTATTAATTCTCCGATTATTAATGGCGGACAAGTAACAGGTGGATGGGCAGGATTTGGTGCTGGTGGGCGATTTAACGGTTGGAAGACTTATATTAATGCATCGGGGCAAATTTTTACTGATGGAATTAATGCGGTTAATGGTAGTTACTCTGGGCATATGTATGCGACCAGTGGCGAGATGCGCAACATCCTAATTCATGAAAATTGTACGATTAGAGGTACGCTTTCTGCCAGTCAGATTATTGGTGATCTTGTTAAAATGGTGCCAGTAGAAAATGGAAGGTCTGTGAGTGTTAATGGTTGGCCGTTTGATGTTCTTGTTAAATTAATTCCAGTGAGATACGGAGCATCGAAATTTAATGGGCAATCTGGATCAAGTGTACGCGCAAGTGCGAGATGTAAGATTAATGGCCAAGAATTTGTCAGTGGGACGTCTACTTATGGCGGACCTCATGAGCATATTATGGCAACAGGAATATTAACGTCAGATTTAGTTCATGTTGCAAAGAATGTATCCATCACATTTGAATATAGTGGCGGACGAGCCAATGGCCATACTGATCAATATGCAGTTTTCTTATTTACAAAGGCATAGCTGGGTACATTTTAATGCGTATCAATAAGCAAAATTGGTTGAAGTTCAGAGAGAAGCTACTTCCTATCATAAGAGAGACAGAACAACGTAACCATCATCAATTTTCAGATGAAATAGATCAAGCCCTATCAAGCGATAGGGCTTTTTTGTTTGTGGGTGAGGATGGATTTTTTGTACTGCAGCCGTTGTCTGAAAATAGCGTAGTGACAGTGAATGTGATGTTCGCCTTTAACTGGGGTGGCAATGCTATTGAACGTTATCAAAATAGGATTGAGCAGTTGTCTCGTGAAATCGGCGCAACAGGATTAGAGTTATATACCGTTGTGAAAAGCTTGGTTCCTTTGCTTGAACAGCAAGATTGGCAATTAACCAATGGCGATAGAGTTATGCATTTTATCAAACCATTATAAGGAGTTGATATGGGTGGTGGGGGCAAAAATAAAGTAGAAGAGACAACAGCACAAAAATCAGCAGCAGATGTTGCTAATCGACAATGGGATATCTATAAAAACGATTTAAAAGGTTTTGAAGATATTTTCATTCAACGTGTTGATAATTATAACTCTTCATCGAATATGGCTAAAACAAAACAAGATACCGGTTTGGCCTATGCTAAAAATTTCAGTGATTCTCGTCGCGCAACCAATCAACAATTAACCGCTTCAGGTATTGATCCAAGTAGCAGTAAGTATCAACAAGTAATGGCTGAGATGTCATCAGAGCAAGCGATAGAGCAAGCCGATACGGTTAATCGTGCTCAAACAGCAGAGCAAGATAAACATATGGCAGGGCTGCAAGATGTTACTGCTATTGGCATGGGACAAAAGTCAGAGTCATTAGCCAGTATGGGGGATGTTGCAACATCAAGTATGCGTAAAGCATCTTCTGATGCTCAAAATGCTTTTAACCGAGGATCTGCTAATAATCAATTAATCGGTACTGTCGCCGGTGCTGGAGTCTCTGCAGGTTTGCGTGAAGTAGGTAGCATGTCATCAGGTTCCAGTATGGATGGTATATCGACGATGAAATCACGTTCTACTTATGATCATGAAATGAATCCTTTTGGCACCATGCTTTCTTAAGGAGTAAATGATGGGTATTGCAGCAGACACCTATGCAAATTTAACTCGTCAGATGTATGACGACTGGGAACAGCGTTTTTATCCTAAACAAAAAGAGTTACTGGAAAAGGCATCAACAGGTCAATTGGCATCAGAACAATTGTCTCGGGTTGATGGCAATATGCAAAATTCTTTACGTGCAGCGACGCAGTCGAATACCAATAAGATGGCGCGATTTGGTGTAACACCACAGTTAGATTCAAATAGTGATGCAAGACAGGCATTGGGAATAGCAGGTACTAAGAATGCTATTCGTGCTCATGGAGAAGAACAGTCAATGTCAATTCTATCTGGCGCTAACATGGGGCTACGCCAAAAAATGAATGTCGGCGGAGGAATGTAATGTCATACAGTATTTTATCTTTAGGCAGTGATACGCGTAAACAAGCAATGTCTGGTTTACGTAATGCTGCCAATCGTGAAGAACAGATAGAAAGTACGAATAAACAACTAAAAACAGCTGAGCGAACACAAACGATGGGCGCGATTGGCTCTGGAGCTGCAATTGGTACCGCAATTATGCCAGGTATTGGTACTGCTATTGGGGCTGTGGGTGGTTTTATTATTGGTGAGTTATTTTAAGGTATCGTTATGAGCTTAGACACTCGCGGTTTTATGGATGGAGCGTTACGTGGTTTTGATTTAATGGAACGACGCTATGATCGCCAAGATAGAAAAGAGGATCGACAACGTAGTTTGCGTCAAGCTGATGAGGATAGAGCTGAAAATAAACGTCGGTATACTGATGGTGTTGAACGACAGGAAAGACTTGATTCAACCAATGAAGAACGTTATCAAGCTGCACAAGTAAAAGATGAACGTCGTTATAATGATCAGCTTGCACGACAAAATCGAATAGAAAACCGTAATGCAACAGCAAACAAATCCCGTATTGAATACAATAATACGCGCACTTCACAGCTAAAACGTCAGCAATTTCTTAGTGATAATTCAGTGTTATTGGATGCAGGATGGCAGAAGTTTCAGAAAACGGGTGAACTCGATGCAATCTTTGACGATCCTAATGTTAAGAATGGCGCATATGATATTCGTCGTTATACACCTCAATTATTAACATCATTTGAAAATATTGAAGCTAATATGCCTAAGGTGCTCTCAGGTGAAATGAGTGCTGATAGTTTGGTTGATGATTTAGATGCCATCTATCGACCTAATTTGAATGCAGCTGTGGGCTCTAAAGATGCGTCCGGTAAAGTTATTGCCTCAACTAAACTCGCTCGAGTTACTCAACAAGCCGATATTGATCCAAATCGCGAAGGTGATCAGCCGGGGTTAGTTCTTGGTATGGAAGTCTTCTATGAGGATGGTAGTTCTGGAGGAATTCGACCTGTTACTAAAAACCGTTCTACCGATAAAAATGATGGTGTAATGGTAATCCCACTTGAATCTGCAATGAATGATTTAACAGGGCAGATGAACATGGCTCGTAAAGCTTCGTCCTCTCAATATTATAATAAGTTGTTTAAGTCTCAAGATAGTAAAACCTCGCGTGAATTTGAAAAAGAATACCGTAAAGCTGTGAATGATGTTTATAGCAATAGTGAAAAGACTAAAGCTAAATTATTAGAGAGCGCTGGTGGTATGATGACACCTGAACTTAAACAACAAATAGAAAGTCTTGATGATCAAGTAAAAACACGATTAGGGCAAGTTGACTCACTTTACAATAAGCAGGGTAATTACAGTCCAAAGAATGATATTGATAAACCTCAACCAGCTTATAAAACATGGGCAACAGATGCTAACAAGCAAGCTTTTATTGATGCATTAGCTAAACGTGGCGAAGATCTATCAAAGGCTACACCAGAAGTGCTTGATGCAGCGTATACCTCGTTAATAAATAATAAAAAGAAAGAACAGTTTGCCACTGATGCGGAATCATTGCGGTTGAGGTATTACAAAAGTATGGAGTAAATTTACTTAATTCTAATGCAACATATTGATTATCATATAGTTAGTGTTTGATTGATAAATACATCAAGAAGGAGATATCTCTCACGATTATGAATGAGAATTGTTTGCAACTGATTTATATTCTTTACGGGAATGTAAATGGTAATTATTATCACTGCAAAATATTCCATGTACAAATTAAATGAGAGATTTATGAATATATTACATAAAAGTGTTTTAACTTCTGTATTACTACTTGCTTCTTCAAATTCGTTTGCCCATACAGAAATTGTTGAAATTGTTATGAAAAATCACCAGTTTCATCCTGCTAATTTAGTTATTCCAGCAAACCACAAAGTTAAATTAGTAATAAAAAATCAAGATAATAACGCTGAAGAGTTTGAAAGCCATGCTCTGAATATTGAAAAAGTTATCCCAGCAAATTCAGAAGGGTTTGTTTACATTAAGCCGATGAAACCAGGTAAATATAAATTTGTTGGTGAATATCATGAAGACGATATGTACGGCATGATAGAAGTGAAATAACGTTCGATGAATTATGGCGCTGCAATTATCGTTTTCAGAGAACTTTTAGAAACGAGCTTAATTGTTTCTATTGTTCTCGGTGTGACTCAGGGAATACCTAAAAGAGTACCATTAATATTGATGGGTATTTTTCTAGGGATCATTGTCTCAGTGTTAGTTGCTCTATCAATTAATTCGTTGACTAATTTATTTGATGGTATTGGTCAGGATTTATTTAATTTTTGTGTGCTATTAATGGCTGTGTTGATGTTGTCATGGCATTTGGTTTGGATGTCTACGCATGGCAAAGAGATAGCAAATAAGATAAAGGATAAAAACAGTCAAATACTGTTAACTAGTGGTTCTATATACAGTTTAGTTTTTGTTGTCAGCCTAGCAGTACTACGTGAAGGATCTGAAATTGTACTCTTTTTGAGTGGGATATTAGCATCAACACATGATGTTAATAGTGTTATTTTGGGGGCGGTTTTTGGTTTTGGAGCTGGCCTTATTATCAGTATTATTTTGTACTTTGGTATTATTAATATTCCCACTAAATACTTTTTTACGTCAACAACATGGTTAATAACGTTAGTGACTGCTGGTTTAGCCAGTTCTGCTTGGGGCATTTTAGAGCAAATAGATCTTGCTCCTTATCTGGTTTCATCTGTTTGGGATACAGGTAATATTCTTAGTGAAAAGAGTGTGTTAGGTCAGGTTTTGCAAACATTGATAGGGTATAAAGCATCACCAAGTGGTTCAGAATTAATTGTATATATATCGACAATTGCCATTATAACTTATGTAAGGATAACGTTAGGTAAACGTTTCTTGGCAAAAAGTAGTTGATGGTTAGTATTATATTTTAAATATAACTCAAACCAGTATCTCTCCTGCTAGCCAAAACTTAGCGCATACTGCTTACATTATGGAAAACTACACCTAAACCACTGCACTGAAAGGCGCAGTGGTTTTTTTATTGTGTGCTATTTGTTCTGTTCTGAAGGAAACAGTTGATGAAATTCGTTTAAAACGTTTTCTAATTGGGAAGATATTCTTGTGATATTTTTCTTTTTATCTTCTAAACCACTATGCGATGTGCTAATAAGTTTTTGTATTAACTCATTTTTTTCTTCTAGTTGTTCTTTTAATTTTGTTATATCTTCAAAATTCTTATCTAGTTTTTTCTCTGCGGTCAGTAGCTTACTTAGTCTTGTAACCAATTCATCTAATGAGCCCATTTGGTTTTTATATAGTCTTTCGATATCCATTGTTACTTGGATACGTGTTAGTAGTTCACCCTGTAAACTTCTATTATTTTCTTTTGCTTGTTCTTCAAGATAATCCCTTGTTATATCGGGAATTCTTAGTGGGTATGAGGCTGGGCGTGACATATAAAATCCAAATTGAATCATAATGAATCCATTATAGTGTTTGTGAAAGTCTTGACAATGAATCATTATGATTTAGTATTGGATTTGTGGTTAGTCAATACGTGGATTTATTATGATTCATTGGGGGTTGCATGATTAAAAAAAAGATCAAATCGTCATATCCACTTCGCATGCCAACAGAGCTTAGATCGTGGTTTGAGAAAGAAGCAGTTACTAATAGGAGATCATTGAATTCTGAATTAGTTCATGTGCTAGAAAAGGAAATGAAGGGAGTTTTTTGTAAGGATGTTAATAAAGAATAGATCAAAAAAGCCTCAGTGCGGGAACACTGAGGCCTTAAATGCATTAACCAAATTACAGGGGTAAATACATGAGTAGTATAGCGCAATTATCTACAGAAAAACCAGTCCCTCAATTTAGTAACAAACAAGTTGCTTACATTTTGGATTACTTAGCTGCAACAACATCGAACGAACAGCTAAATGATAATTCAATTATCGGACTGTCAATCTTGCTTAAATCATTATCTGTATCAATAGCGTCGGAGTGTTAATTATGAATACGATCGTTACGTTAAATGAAAGTCAATGCCCTGTTACTACTTCAATAATTATTGCAGAGCATATAGGTATGGAACATAAGTCAGTTATACAACTAATTCGAAAAAATATTAATGATTTTAATGAGTTTGGCAATACCGCATTTGAAATGCGGAATTCAATTGGTGCAGGTAGACGCACTGAATACGCTATTTTAAATGAGCAACATGCAACACTTCTTATCACTTATATGCGCAATAGCGAAGTGGTAAAGAAATTCAAAAAGACGTTAGTGAAAGCTTTCTTCGATATGCGTAATGAACTCAATAATCGTCAAGTAAGTGTTGGTGATTTATCCAGAATGGATATTCTTAAGTTAGCCATGCAATCAGAAGAAGAACGATTAAGATTACAACAAGAAAACAAAGGGCTCGAATTACGTATTGAAGCCGATGCACCTAAAGTTGCCTTTGCTGAAAAAGTATCGGTTGCACCTGATGCTATCAGTGTGGCTCAAGCTGCAAAAATCTTGGGGACAGGGCAGCGTCGTTTGTTTGCTTTTTTACGCCAGCAGCATTGGGTCTCTCGACATAATGAGCCATATCAAGCAAAGATTGAACAGGGTTTGCTCGATGTTAAAATTAGTGATTGGAGTCATCCAACTCAAGGACTACAAAAATCAGTAACAACATTAGTTACAGGTAAGGGACTCAGTAAGCTGCAATTAATTCATCATTAATGACAGTATCTCGTTACTGGCCAAAACTTAGCGCATACTGATTACATTATGGAAAACTACACCTAAACCACTGCACCGAAAGGCGCGGTGGTTTTTTTATGCCATTTTTATGAGGTTTACATGAGCGAAAGATTATTAGGCAGCGATATTAATTCTAAAGCGACGGTTCAGGCGCAAACGGATATGACGAATACTGGCGGTGAATATGATTTTCCTGAAGGTTTTTCGTTAGCCAATTTTCAGCCTCGTGAAGTTAAAAACCATGAGGTGAGTTTATTTGATGGCGCGAAAGCTTTTGTTAGTGGGGGATTGCGTTCATTAGAAGGGGCCTCTGAAACACAAGATCAAGCGTTGAAAGTTTTAAATGATAAAGCAAACGCTGATGACGGAATGATGTCTAGTGTTGCCTCTGCGGTGCAAAATATACCATTAGTTAGAGCGGCAATGGCAACAACACCCTATATAAAGGACACGTTCGGTTCAGCGGCAAAAACAGTAGAAGACAGTTTAAGTGATGACGCTAAAGCAGCGTTACATGAATCACCCGCATGGAAAGAAGGTGATAATTGGAAAGTATCAACGGATCCTGCTGTATGGGGGCTGCAGTTCAGCAAATCTATGGGGTACATGATCCCGACACTAGCAAGCGCCCTAGCCACTGGTGGTACATCGACAACGGCATTATTACCTAATATCACTAATGCGATGATGCGCTCAGGGGCTAGTGCAACGTTAGCGGCTAAAGCGGCACCTCTTGCTATTAGTCTGTTAACGAAAGCGCCTGCCATAGGTGTTGGAATGAGCACAGATTTAGGATCTCAGGGTGTGGATGCTCGTCGTGGTGTCATTGATGCTGATCATAGTCAGTTAATGAAATCTCAGCATTATCAAGACGCTTTTATTGAGATTGATAGCGATCCTAAATATGCTCATTTGTCGGATGGTGAGAAGTTTGACCTAGCTAAAGAAACCGTCAGTAACCAGGCATCTCGCGCCACAATGACAGACCCACGTAATGTTGCAGCCAGTGCAGCAGCAACAATGCTTGGTGATGTGCCTTTAGCCAACGCTGTACTTAAAGGTTTTAAACATAGTACTGGTGGTTTGCGTGGAGCTTTAAGTGGAACTGCGGAAGGTATTCTTCGAGAAGCGCCAATGGAGGCTGTTCAAGAAGGAACACAGCAACGAGTCAGTAACGATGTTTCCAATGAATACCAAGGGACGGATATTGATCCAAATCAAGGTGTTGCAGAAGCTGCTGTGAGTGGTGGTTTGATGGGAGCTGCAATGGGTGGAGGTATGGGTTCGATTGGTGGCTTACGAGGTAAATCTCAAATAGAGTCGATATCTGATGAGCCTGTACCTGAAATGCCAATAGATACTAATGCTATCGATGTTTCTGCAACTGATAATTTAGCACCAGATAATTCTACAAACACTTATCCCAATGATTTTGAAAATACACCAGCTCAAAATCGTCAGCAAGAAACGAATATCAATGAAGCAGCACCAGAGCTAGAAATTGATAATGGAGTAGAAGCTGTACTAGAAGATGATGCTAGTTCTGATATAAATCCAGAGTTGGCCACAAGCATATTTAATGAAACAGAGACGCAAAACGATTTAGAGATCCCTGCTTATCTACGTCAACCGGTAAAGCAAAATGAAACAGTTATTAGTGCTGATGAACCTTTACCTGAAACGACAAATACTGATGTAGTTGTTTCAGATTCACGGCCTGACGTTATCTATGGTCATGATAAACGAGTAACACAGGATCCAACTATTTATGACAAGCAGGTTGGAGAACCTCAATTTGAGGGAGGAATACCTAAGAATAAATTACGTCAATTAAAGTATCTAGCTAATCGGCGTGATGCAAAAATTCCATTAGCTTTACAACCATTGAAAGGTTCTGGTCGTTTTACTCGTCCTGAATATCGTAGTCGATTAGTGTCTATTGCTGATGAAGCAACATCATTAGGTAATAGTAAAAGTATTAATGTACAGGTTGATTCAATATCTGATGCAATTACCAAATTAGGTGGTGTGAACAGAGAGTTAGCACAAGCAGATGGTATTGATCCTGCTGCTTTTAAACGTAATAAGCTTTTCCCTGCCACAAAGGGGCGTACTTTTGATGAGTTAGCTGAAGTACTTAATGAGCATGGTTACCGAGCACGTGATGGCGGTAAGTTAGATGCTAATGCTGTACTTGATTTAGTTGATGGCGAGGTGAATAACAGTGAGCGTCATTTTAGTCATCAATCTGATGTGCTTACGGAAACTGATCAAGGTTCTGCTTTACATGACTTGGTACGTGAATACGGTACTGAGCGGGTTCAAACGGCAATAAGTAAGGCATTACAAGGCACTCGTTTAGGTGACCGACAGGCTGAAATCGTCAATGAGGCAATGGATGTTATTGAAACTGGGCGTATTGAACAAGCAGGAGGTATTGAGTCTCGTCATGCTGAACGTGATAGCCGTCGTGAAGTTAGGATTGCTAAGCGAAAACAGCAAATTGAAAAAACGAGTAGCGAACTTGGCTTACCTAGTTGGGTAACCTCGAATCACTTTGCTGATATTGAAAGTGAATATAACGAAACAGTTGAAAGTGTGCTTGATGATGCGATTAGACAAGCAACGGCGATTAATTCAACTGAGACAGAGGCATTAATAGTACGTTATGAGACGGGTAAAATTACAACGGCAGATTTAATTTCACACTTAGGAAAACTAGATTATGACGATAGACAAAAACTCACCAGCATGGAAGACGCTCAATCAACTACCGAAAGAAAGGATCCTGCAAGCATTGAAGAACGGGTTAGCGAAAGGGAAACGACTTCACCAAGCGAATCAGAAAAAACAAGAGATAGAATCGACAATAAAGATATCGTCGACACTCGAGAGCCAGAATCAAAAATAACGTCCATCAATACTTTGGTACCTGATACGAAAGATCAGCAGTCTGTTGTTGAAAATAACGATGCTAATACTTCTGATATTCAAGATGTAGGCGAAAAAATAGGAGGAGCAAAAAAGGACCTTTGGCAGTCTTATAGCGATTCAGTCAAAGGCGATAGTGTAAGTGATATTCAAACATTGCCGCTATCTAAAGTATGGCCACACCCTAACTATGAGGTGATGCAAAGCCAAGGTGTACCATCTGAAGCATTGAGTTTATTTAGATCGATGAGAGATAGCATCAGAGTCAAACCTCGTAGTCAGTATAAGGTGGCGCGATGGTCTCAAAGTGTTCATGCCCTACGAGATGTAGGTATGAAGCTGATGGATGGCACACTTTCAGCAGAACAAGCCCATGCCATGATTAAGCAATCAACCAGTCGAGAAGGACATAAAATTGCTGGTCGAGCTGCACTTTATGATGCTGTTGGACATGCAAATAGTTTATCCAACTTATCTTTAACACAAGGTGAGTACAGCTTATATCAAGGTAAAGAATTTAATCCACCAAAGGTTATTTGGACTGTTGAGCGTGCATCTGGCGGTGGTAATAGTCATTGGCCTCGTACGATTGCCTTTGGAGATAATCAGAAACAAGCTATTGATGAATTCAAACAGCAATATGCTGAATTAATACAACAAAATAAGGCTCACCCCAAAGACGTTTCATTTGATATTTATACTAAGCGCAGTAAAAAAGGTTATTTTATCGGTAAGAAGGTCGGTCGAACTCATGTTGATTTAGAGGGGCCATTAGATTCTTTGAGTGAAGCGCGTCGAATATTAAATGACGACAATCAACGACTAGCTGAAAAGTTAGCTAAAGAAAAAAATGTACCGGCATCGCGTAACGATGAAAACCAATCGCGCTTAGGTGACGATATACGACAAGGCGGTGATGTTACTGCAGATGATTTTTCAACAGCATTTGGTTTTCGTGGGGTAGAGTTTGGCAATTGGGTTGATCAAAAGCAACGGCAAACGATGATCAATGAAGCTTATGATGCCTTGATGGATATGACGGCAGTACTGGGTATTTCACCTAAAGCTATTTCATTAAATGGTGAATTAGGATTAGCATTTGGTGCGCGAGGGAATGGTGGTCGTGATGCTGCAAAAGCGCATTATGAATCTGGTAAAGTTGTTATTAACTTAACTAAAAAAAGAGGCGCAGGATCACTTGGTCATGAATGGTGGCATGCATTAGATAATTACTTTGGTAAATTAGATACAAACGCTAAAGGTAGTCCAAGTGAAGCGATGATGACATCACCTTCATACCGTGATCGTCATGATTTACTTGTGCGTGCGCAGATGCGGCATGCTTTTAAAGGTGTAATGGATGCGATTAACCAAGGGGATTTATCAAAACGGTCACAACAATTAGATAAAACACGCAGTAAAGATTATTGGTCAACGGCAATAGAAATGAGTGCTCGGTCTTTTGAATCATATCTGATTGCTAAACTGGCTGATCAAAGTGCGCGTAATGACTTTCTTGCCAATATTGTCAGTGAAGATGCATGGGAAAGCGATGCGAAAGAAAATAGTAGTTTAACGAACAGCTATCCTTATCCAAATAAGTCAGAATCACATGTTATTCGTTCTTCTTTTGACCATCTATTTAATACCATTGAAGAGCATGAGTTTGATGATGGCCGTGTCATGTTGTACTCACAGCAGGCAATAACTGATATCAATATTCAACCTCAAGGTATGCCATTAAAACAGGCTGAGTTGGCCGTAAAATCATGGTTACGTCAGTACAACGGCGGTGCGGGTGTTTCCGTTAAGGTAGTACAAACTCAAATAGAAGCTGAGCAGATATTAGGTGCGTCATTTAACGATTATAAGGTGAATGCGTTTTATGATGAAGTCACCGCATCTGTTGTGGTTGTAGCGGATAACATCGCAAACACTAAAGATCTTCGTCAAAAGCTACGTCATGAAATTTTAGTGCATCATGGATTGCGAGCGGTTGTTGGCGATACTGAATATGGCCGTATCCTCAAAACAATATATTCAGGGTTAGGTTCTAAGCACTTAAAAGCCATGATTTCTGAATTAGAAAAAAGCTATAGCCGCGCTAATTTAAATAACTTTGTTGAAGAGGTGCTGGCGCACGTTGCAGAGAAAGAACGCAATAGATTTCAACAATGGTATGACCGTATAGTTGCTGCAATTGCGAGGGCGCTACGCAAAGTCGGCTTAATGTCACCTTCTGATATCACTAAATCTGAATTACATAATATTGTACAGACATTAACAGATCGCATTAAGTCAGTAAAAGAATGGGGCCCTGATAGCTCACCACCGAGTAATAGTGGTCATGGTCACTTATCACGCACGAAGTTTAGTCGTACTTCTTCCAAGAATAATCAACCATCATTAGCATTTCTAGATGCAGTAGAAAAGGCACGTGCACGCATAAATGGCCCTGCTTCTGATGTTGCTGCTGGTGGTTTTGATATTCCATCTGAAAACCTTAAATCAACCATAGCACGTAAGTTAGCTGATAAGTTCCAAGTTCTTAAAGAGTTGCAACGTAATATTGGTGAGGCTGGCGGTAGTATCCATGAAGATAACGATGCTTACCTTGCAGAAGAACTCTTTCATGGGAAAGCTGAAAATGATTTACGGCTTATGAAAGAGACGTTTGTTAAGCCATTGGCCGATAAAATGGCTCAATATGATATTAGCCAGACAAAGCTTGATGAATATTTGATAGCGCGTCATGCCCAAGAACGTAATGGTCACATTGCATCAATTAACGCTCAGTTTCCTGATGGCGGCTCAGGGATGAAGAATGCAGATGCCCAAAGTAAACTGGATGAAATTAGACGTAGTGGTAAGCAAAAACAATATGATGAGTTAGTACATATTGTAGATGCCATGATTGCGCGTCAACGTGATGTATTACGTGATAGTGGCTTAGAGTCCGATGAGGTGATTGATACCTGGCAATCTCATTATAAACACTATGTACCTTTAAAGGGGATTGCCAAGGATGAGTCATCATTACCACGTACTGGTAAAGGTTTTAGTATTGGTGGTAAAGAAGCTAAAAATGCCATGGGGCGTAAATCGATGGCTGAATCTCCAAGTAGTCATGCCATTTTAGATTTAACAGAGAAACTTGTACGGGCACGTAAAAATGAAGTGGGTAATACGCTGCTTAAGTTGGTTCAAGATAATCCGTCGGCAGATTATTGGGAGGTGTTTACTAGCGATAAGCCAGATACATCTTCGCAAATTATTGAGCGTAAAAACCCTGACACAGGCGAAAAGGAAAAGGTTGTTGATGATCGTCCAATACCTATGGCCATGATGTCTGATTATTATTTCCCTACCAAAAAAGATGGCAAGGTTTACTACATCAAACTTCATGATCAGCGTTTAATGAAAGCGATGAAGAACATCGGGCCTGATAACAGCAATGGCATTATTCGATTTATGGCCACATTTAATCGTTTTCTCGCTTCTGTTAATACCAGTTATAACCCTGAGTTTGTTGTGGGGAACTTTGCGCGCGATATTCAAACAGCGTTCTTAAACTTATCGGCAGAGCAAACCCGCGATGACGGTAAGATCAAAGGTAAGAACATTGCTAAGCAAGTGATAGTCGATATTAAAAATGCGATGCCTGCGGTATATGCCTCATTGAATAATAAGACATCTAAAACCTCGAAGGGCCGTGAATGGCAGAATTACTTTAATGAGTTTATGGAAGATGGAGGTAAAACCGGTTGGTTTGACATGAAGGACGTCGATGGCCAAGCGAAAGATATCGAACGTATGGTTACTATGGCAAATGGCTCAACAAAAGGTAAGGCATATAAAGTTTTTGATGCTGTCACTGGTTTTATTGAGAATACCAATGGTGCTATTGAAAATGCAGTTCGGTTATCCGCTTATGTGAATGCGCGTAAGGCAGGGGTTAGTCGTAAAAAGTCAGCATCATTAGCGAAGAACATGACTGTCAACTTTAACCGTCGAGGTGAAGTAGGCACCACCTTAAATGCAATGTATATGTTTGCGAACGCTTCCATTCAAGGCTCAGCAAACTTTGTTCGTACGATGGTGAGTTTAAATGGTGATGGTAAGCTGAAGTGGCAAAACATGAACAAGGCGCAGAGGTTAGCTGTTGGTATTGTTGCGGGCTCATTCGCTTTGTCGTTTGCCAACAGAAATGTAGCAGGTGACGATGATGATGGTGAAAATTGGTATGACAAAGTGCCTGCTTACGTTAAAGAGCGTAACTTTGTGATCATGAAATCATTAGTCGGTGGCAAACAAGATGGGTCTTACTGGTCAATCCCAATGCCTTATGGTTATAACGTATTTTCCGTCTTTGGTACGAGTGTTGAATCTGCAATTAATAGTGACAGTATAAGCCCCGTGAAGGCTGCAGGTGGGCTAGCAATGGCTGTACTCAGTGCCTTCTCACCTATAGGTATGAGTGAATCTAAGACAGTATCTGGAACGATACTTAAAAATGCATCACCAACAATAGGAAAGCCTTTTATTGAGCTCGCATTGAATGAAAATTTCTTTGGTGGTCAGGTTTATAAAGAGAACATGCCATTTGGTACACCGTTGCCTAGTAGCTCAATGAGTAAACGAGGTACTGCGGATCATTATAAAGATTTCGCGAAATGGCTGAATCAAGTCTCTGGTGGTAGTGAGTATAGATCTGGAGCATTAGATGTTAGTCCTGATGCCATGCAGTATATTGTTGGTTATATGGGGGGCGCAGCATTACGATTTGCTGATGTAAAGGTTACCGGCTTAATTGATAAAGTTGCCGGTGATAACGTTGAAGATAGTCAGGTTGCTTTTTTAAGCCGTATATCAGGTCGAGTAATGCCATACGCTGATCAAAGTAAGTTCTATGAACGCCGTGATGAATTACTGCAGATAAAAGTAGAATCACAGGTAACGTTTGGTACTAAGCGTAAAGATTTCTTAGATAGTTATGGTAAAAAACTGCGATTACTTCCAATGCTGAAGGTAACTGAAACGCAGCTTAAAGCGTTACGCAAACGTCGTAATGCTATTTATTCCCTTAATATCCCATCAAAAGATAAAGATTTACGATTGAAAAATATTGAACGACAGATGAAGACAGCAATTGATCGGTTTAATAGTCAATACAATGCTTAAATAGTTGGCTTCATCAAATTGAATAAAACCCAGTTGAAAGTTCTGCAGTCGATAATGCCTAGTGAAAAGGTAACAGCAGAGCAGATAGCCGAGCGTTGTGAGTTGTCGAGTTCGTGGGCGAGTACATTGTTGAAGACGGTTTGGGAGAGGGGGTATTTAGTAAGAGGTGGCCATGTTCGAATGAATGGCGGACTTGAATTTGTTTATTCGTCAGTGTGAGTTTGAATGAAAGTTAATAATAATGTTGATGTCATTATGTGGATGAATAATAGTATTAGAGATGATGTTATTTTCGAAGGTGATATATGCCAACTCAAAAAGAAGAACAAAATAAAAATAAACGATTTCCATTTAGTGAGGCAGAACTATTAAAAGGGATGACAGCACACACAGCTCATGCTGATGAAGTTGTCAGAATTGCCCATTATGATGATGAAGAGCTACCTAATTCAGCCAATAATGATGCTTGTTAA